GTAGTAGGTAGTACCAAGTTATCAGGTAGCGTGCAGCCTCTGAGGTAGAGATAGCCGCCGATAGTAGTAGGTAGTACCAAGTTATCAGGTAGCGTGCAGTCTTCGAGGTCGAGATAGCCGCCGATAGTAGTAGGTAGTACCAAGTTATCAGGTAGCGTGCAGCCTCTGAGGTAGAGATAGCCGCCGATAGTAGTAGGTAGTACCAAGTTATCAGGTAGCGTGCAGCCTCCGAGGTAGAGAGAGCCGCCGATAGTAGTAGGTAGTACCAAGTTATCAGGTAGCGTGCAGCCTCTGAGGTCGAGAGAGCCGCCGATAGTAGTAGGTAGTACCAAGTTATCAGGTAGCGTGCAGCCTTCGAGGTCGAGATAGCCGCCGATAGTAGTAGGTAGTACCAAGTTATCAGGTAGCGTGCAGCCTCTGAGGTCGAGAGAGCCGCTAAATACCGATTGTCCGTTTTCAAATCCGTAGCGTTGACAGAATTCGTTTAATTCTTTTTGGTTAGATTTTTTCATCGTTTTAAATTGTTATTGACGCACAAATGTAGTACAATTATTTATGTAGTACAAAAATGTTTAATTATTTTGTTAATATTCAAACAAAGTTTTCCGTTCTTCCTCGGTAAAAGAATCTTGCAATTTTTTGAGGGCAACTAAAACTTCATTATAGTTTGAAGCAGAAGCAATTTTAGCATAATAACGCAATGCTATTTCTTTTTCAATTACTTCATTCAGTTCCTTTTCAAACGCTTCATTTAGCTGTTTGGCGTTATTATTGAACTGCCACCAGTTCGACCATTTGGTAATAAATTGTTCTTTCATTTTATTGTTTTTTGATTAATAGTTTCGCAATCTCATTCCCATAAATTATCTCGTCCTTGCGTTTCAGACTTACTTCTTTTCCTGTACTTCTCCATTTCTCATTAATCCCGCCGCAATATTTCATTGCTGGAGGGTTGAAAGTTCGTTTGAAAAGTCGCATCTTGCCATCAATTATCTCGGTAATTTCAAGGCTTCCATCAGGTAGTTTGTAGGCGGTCATGGTTATTTGATTAAAAGTTAGTGTTCGGTTGGATGTCGGAAAAGTTATTAAAAGTCTGGGTTAAGTCCCAATTCTATATCTTGGCTCAATCCAAGTTGTTTCCCAATCAAGCATTTCAGACAAGGTAAATATCTGATGATGCTCGTTAAGGTAAGCTTGGAGTATAGGATTGTTGCCGCTTTTGTCTTCAATGTAAAGTGCATTTTCAAAACTATGGGTTGCGTTCTTTGTGAAGTTGAAAGAACCTGTCCATACGGCGGTAGGCCAATAATCAAAATCAAACTTATTTTCGTTTTCTGTGTAATCACAAAATACTAAAAATTTATGGTGGCTTCTTGGGAATGCTGGATGCTTGTCTTCATTGTGATTGCCTACGCACATTACAGGATGAACCGTTGGGTCGGAAGCGAAAGAAAGTTCTCCAATTGGGTCTTTTAACATGTGACGTTCATATTCAAATGATAAATTTCCGTAAAGTTTTTGTAGCTTTTTGTTCCAATAGGTTTTTGAATCGCTATCTGGCCGCAAGAAATCTTCCTTTTGAACTAATATTTGAACATTTTTACAAGTCGCCAAGGCGTTAAGGATAGGCTCGGACGTTAACCAAGCTACGCACCCAAAAATAAACCCATTCTTGTGTTTGTTTATTTTTTCAATCAAAGCGTCTTCAAGATTGTCAAAGTAAGCTTCTATGTTTGGAACTCTAATGTTTTCACATGAAACATTTTTTCGGGTTACTCTTTCGTTTAAATTTTCCATTGTTATTTATTATTTAAGTTAAATTGTTAAAAATCAGGGTCGGGAAATCTTTCCTCTCTCAAAGCTCTTGGTGTTGAAATTGACTTTACGTCAAATTCGTTATTTGGCTTTATTGAAGAATTAGGTTGTTGCTTGTTGTCAAATTCGTCCAAAGATGGCCTAAATTTAACGCCTGTTGCCTCCAAAGCTTGTTGCATAGGGTCAACGCCATTTATTGTAAATCGTCGCTTAGAATAAACGTAATTCATTATAACGAAAGTTCCCCTTTTCCCAACAGCTTTTCTTTTGATTTTCTTGGCGTGAAATTCAACATCAGGATTTTGTTCCATTGTCTGCGCAAATGGCCTATGATAAACCAAAATATTATCTACCTTATTGTTCCACATAGCGCCATCGGCAATGTCATAAACGTCAGGGCATGGGTAATTACCTTTCAATGTTCCTTCTTTAATTTTTTGCATTGACTTAGGGTGTGCTATAATCCAAAAATAAACATCGTTCGACTTTGCCCACCTTGAACAATCGGAAAGGAATGTTTCAAGATACTTGTCAGACCTACCTCCTGCGCTTGAATAATCGTTTGAAAGCTGGTTGAAAGGGTCAATACAAACAAATGATACTTTTTCTTGAATTACAAGTTCCAAAAATCTTTCTTTGATTAATGCAGGTGTTGGCGCAAGAACATCGGGGTTTATGTAGAAAATTTTATCAGAAATAAAATCATAAGCCTTTTGATAAACTTCCTTGCTTGGCCTATTCGGGTTGTTGGGTGTACATTCGCATCCCAATAACATTTCGACATAGTCATGGAAATACTCTTCTGGCGGAGAATCTTCGGGGCTAAAAGTAGCAACCTTTTCTCCGTAAAGGATAATTCTCATTAAAAAATACCACTTCTTGAAAGAAGATTTGCCATAATTTCCAATACCCGTTAGCAAGGTCAAGTCGCCTCTTTTTGGCTTAAACGACCTGTCAAGGTCTGCGTTGTTTATCCCAACTACATTTTTAAATCCTTCTTCGTTTAGCCTTATAGCATTATCCCTAACGTCAAAACCATAAATCGTATCTCGAACACGGAAGTTTTGGTCTTCAACAGGAACAAAGGTAATTGCGTTCACTTCTTGCCTGCTGACAACGTCAATCAGCTTGTCCTTTTCAAACATTGCCGAACCGAAGGTATTGCTTCTGTATGCAGAAGATACGGCCGCCCTCATTTCGGAGGAGGAAAAATCGTTTCCTATTGGGAAATGGCTTTGTATTAAATTTTCGGTGTCGAACTTGTCTATTCCAAACCTGCAACAAGCAGAGGCAAGTTTAAAAACAAAAATGTTTCTTTCGCCCGACTGAAAGGCTGCGTTTTTCTTTTCGGTAATCCAAGTAACAAGTTTTTTGAAAGCCTCATTGCTTTCCATGTGTTCAACTTGCTTGACAACAATCTGCTCAAGCTTTTTTATTTTGTTGAAAGGAACGGCATTTTCGTTTATGTAAATTTCGGGGTCGTAACTTTCAAAACAAAACCTTGCCACGTTAACACCGCTTCGGTCAATGCCTTTTATTTCATCTTGCAATGCGTGGAAGTGCTGAATGTGTTTACTGCCATCGGCAATTTTAACAAGCACCTTTACGCCATCACCGCTTGGGCTTACCCACACAGCGTACACGTAGGGCAATTCTTTCATTTTGTTTTTAAACTCTTCCATTTTGGCAGAAAAGTCAGCTTCGAGAATGTTGCCAATGTGGTCAAAGTCTAAAATCATAAATCCGCTATGCTGTAAAAGGTCTTGATTTTTTCTTGGCGCTTTGAATGTTCCAGCAAACAATACGCTTGGCAAAGTTTCTTTGAGCGCTTTTTTCTTTTCAGCGTTCAAGCATTGCCTTATGGCTAAAATCTTATCCTTAGACCTTTCGCCTGTTTTTATCCTACGAAGGGCAACACTAAGTTCAATTTCGATAGGATTATTGTCTAATGCGTTTCTGCAAATACTTATCTTGGTCATGTGTTTAAAAATGTTCCGTGTTTAGCTATATGTTCTGCTCTTGCCTCTTCAATCAATTGCTCGTTTGTTTTGTAAATCCCTTCGTATGGGTTATCGCTTTTTTCTTTTGGTTGACCTACTTCATTCAAATATTTTTCAAATTTCGATTCGTTGAACAAAGTTGAAGGAACAAGATGCGTTTTCATCTTTTCGTCATTCTGCCATTGAGCAACCTTGGTGTCAATTACATTCTTGCAATCTTCAATGGTGTGTGTTTTCAGTCTTGCACCAATCAGCCTTTTTGTTTCTTTTGTTTCGGGCTTAAAGTTTGAACCTGTTTTTTGATTGAGGTAACTTACAACCTCTGCAACTTCACTTTCGTCAATCGGTAAACAGTTTAAAATATCCTCTTGCAGCTTACGAAGTATAGGTATGTTTTCTTCAACAGACACTAACCCCATAATAGTTTCTTTGTTTATTAGTTTAATTGTTTCTATGTTTATAGTATTATAGGTATCATCACCTTTATCGCCACCTTTACCACTACCTTTATTGATACCTTTATCACCACCTTTATCGAAATTGTAAAGGCTAACTACACTTGGAACTAAGGGATTCATACTTGGTTTGTAGGTAATAAATCCTGCTTTTTGGAGGTCGGATAATACTTTGGTGTATGTGTTGGCAGAACCAACTTTTGATAAGGTCATTACTTCTCTTCTAACAATCTGAAATTCCTTTTGGAAACCTGACTGATTCCATAAAAGAAACAATGCGTTGTATATTGAAACGTGGCCTGAATGAAAACCCTTTATATCAAAAAGCTTATTGTTAGCCTCTCTATGCTGTATGATGTAATTTACTGACATGACGCAAAAATAAACCCCCCAAATTCAAGCAAAGGCTAACCCAAGGATTCTGTTGCGTCAACAGATTTTTTTTGGCAATGCGAGAAAAGGGGGGAATGTGAATTGTAGATTTCATATCCTTGATTGTTAGCGAAGCAAAGATAGTTATTTTTCAAACCATCAATGAAATTTCTTTCATCAACCGATTTTCTTTTTCAACAGCTTTTTCAACTTCAACGATTGAAAGCTTTCCTTCAATGCGTGAAAGCCTTGAATCAACTACTTGCTGGAAGAGTTGAAAAGCTTTGTCGTTGGTTTTGATTTTGTCGGGGCAGATGGCGGCGTGGTTTTTCATTGGTTTTATTTAAAGGCAAGGTTTATTTTTTCTGAAAGAAGTTTCTCTGCGTCAAGGGTATAAGATAATTCTTGCCAAAGCGGGACTTTGTGATTACTCCATTCTAAAAACTTGTATTCCATATATCTTTTTTTTGCTAATTCCAATCTTTCTTTTTGTTTTTTTGGCAATTTTGATTTACAGAAAAAAACTAATCTTAAATCAATTTTACGAATGCGTAAATCATCCTCAAAAACATTAAAATCAGCCCTTACTCCAATAAGTTCAAATTCTATGCCGTTTTCAAAAAAAGTTTTATTTTGGTATCTGTCAAAAGTTTCCCTTTCTACTTTTTCTTTTATTTTCTCAACAATAGCGTTTACTGCCGAGGCTGCTTTAAATCTTTCTTGTTGAGCTTCAATTAAAAATTTCACTAATTCCATTGGTTTAAAGTTTTTGGTTATTAATAATCGGTCATTGGTTCAATCCTTCAAAAATTAATTCTTCGCCGGTCAAGGCGTGGTAAAGATTTCCAATCCTGAGTTCGTGTGCTTTTATCATTGGTTATGTGGATAGTTAATGTGGATAGTTAATGTGGATAGTTATGTTTGCTTAATTTTGTTGGATATGTGCAAGTTTATGGCACATGTCTGGTAGTTATAGGAAATTAAAAAATTGAAGTGAGCCTTTTCCAAAATGACTTCCATCTAAATTTAATTATCCTGTCACAAATCATACACCTATCAGTTGTGTAGTGTTCGGTATTTGTGTAAATAATGTTTCTAAAATCACCACAATCGTGTTTAGCGTGGGTGTATGCTTTGTCTTGTTCTTTATTCATCGTATCAATTTTTTAACTATCCTATAACAGCACCTAACAAAAATGGCTGCATAAGCATTGGTTTTCAATTCAGAAGTTCTTACAAGCAGCCACTTCTGTTAGCCGCAAAACGTTATGTGCCATTTTAAGGCGACACGTAATAAGGGTTTGAAGCAATCTTTATGTAGCTTTTAGCATACAAATTGAATCTACTTCCATCAACCCAATAAACAGCATGTTGCGTGCTTAACATATTTACAGAATCGCATTCTATTTGTGCAGACGTAGTCCAGTTATCATCATCTGTTTTTGCTATTATGTAAGCACGTTTTGGTTTTGGTTCTAACTCACACGAAGAAAAAACGGCACATAACAACAAACTTGCAAAAGCAAGGGTTAATCGGTTAATTGAAAATTTGTAATTCATATTACATTTGTTTTAAGTTGAAATTTTGTGCTTCTAAATACTTGCCTTCGCAAGTTTGCAAAACGTTAGTGGCAAGTTTAAAAACCGCACTTGACACATTTTATATCCTTTTTATCCATTGAAGTGAATCCAATTGGTAATTCTGGAACATCGCATATACATTTAGATTCTTCGTTGAATATTTTATAATCATTACAAATTTTCTGCAATTCGTCTTTCTCTATAAGAAAATCACCTGTAAATTGGTCAATTCTTAGTTCATATTTTTGGATTAATTTATCTATTAGTTTCATATTTTAATTTATAAATGTTAATAAAAACCAGCCACTAACACTCGCTATAAGTAATGGCGGGTTCAGTGGTAATTGTTGTGTTGTGCTTTCTATTGTCATTTGTTGTATTTTGATAGTGAGTAGTTCCAATACCGCCACTACTCATAGCGGAAACGTTATAGGGCATTTAAACTGTTTGGCACATAATCTTAAATTACTCAATCAATAAATTATATTCGGATAGGTACTCTCGTATCTTCTCCCTGCTATCTTGATAGGCAATATACATATCTTCTGGCAGAGTCTCATACTTGAGTTTGCCTCGTAAATACTGGTCATATTCAAATATAGCCGCAGCATACTTACTGCCATTAATTGCTAATTGTGCTTCTTCAATCGTGTCAAATTCTATGACTATTTTCATTTTAAATAAATTTAAGATTTTCTTTTACACCCCATACACCCGAACATTCAACCTTACCTCACCATTTGGCCGCTTCCTTCCAAGGCCAGTTAACTCGTCAAAAACGGCGTAGATTAAAGCCTTGTCCAAATCGAAGCAATCGGCTGAAAATTGACTTACCTCCATTTTGACAAACCGAAGATTCTTTTCAGGCATGGATGGAACGGAATGAAGTTTACCAGGAATCAATCCCTTTTCCTTCATTGTTCTATTCGCCTTGTTCATTGCAAGTTTGAGAAATGCTTTTCTAGCTTCGGCAGAATGGATTTCAATTTGTTTGCGGTGCTGCTCGATTTGGTCTAATCGGTAGTTAAGGATGGTTTCGTAGTTTTGGAGCATGGTTAAAGATTTATTATTTCTCCTGATTCTGTTTTGTAATTAAACTTAAATCCATCGTTTACGAAGTTTCGCACAAGCGATGGGCTTGAAAAAACCTTGCCATTTTTTATGCAATTTGAAATATCTTCAATGGTTGCTCGCCCAAACTCGTAACTGTTTCCATGTAAGGTGAAAGTATCGCTTTCTCGGTCAAGCGACCACCAACCGCCACCTTTTACGTTATTTTTGTTCGTAACAAGTTGTTTGTGATAGGTGCATTTCGCCAATATCAAACAATCCCCATGTTCTTCGTCAGTTTCGATAATAAATTTTGTAAAAACGTCCATTTTCTTCAATTTTTATTTGTGGTTATTTTTTGCAATTTGATTCAATACTTCAACGTGTTCGGCTGTCAATTCAAACTCATCCCAAGCCCCGTACCTGCATTTGTAGCCGAAAAGGTACTTTAGGGCGTACTTTAATCGGTGAAAAAACGGCCTCGGTGCTAAGTGGATTTGAAGGTAAGTTGTGTTGTCGTCCTCGTCATGGTTGACAATGATTTGATGCTCGGTTGAGTAACAATTGCAGATTAAGATTTGTGGGTGCATGGTTTACTTCTCCTTCAATGGTTTAAACAAAAACTTCCTTGGTGTGGTCGAAGGAACTGAACATTCCTCAACGATTTCGGGGTAGGTTTCCTTCAATTTCTTGCTGTCTAATTTCGTTGTTTCTTCCCCTCCCTTCCAAGTGAACAATGGCTTTCCTTCTTTGCTTAAAATAACCTCATTTTCAAGCATCTTCATCTTGATAGTTTCCTCAATCGTTTCCTTCTCGCTTTCAAGCCTTGTCAATTCTTTTCGTACATTCCCAAGGGCTTTGTGTAGTTCAACGATTCCATCATCCGCAACAATTGACTTGGCGTTGCTTTTCGGAAACATTTCAAGCACGTCCTCTGCGTTTTTCGGTTCGGGTGCAACATCAGTCAAAACGTGGTTGTGCCAAAAGTTCCTTGCCGATTCAAGTTGTTCCTCAAACAAATCTTCTTGGAACGTCCATTGCATACTTCCGATTGAACTACCACTTTTAAGGTAGAAAATGATTCCTGTTTTTAGGCCGCAAATGCCCAACTCCCAATTGATTTGCTCAATCCAATAAACGGGAATGTCATCAACCGATTCAATTCTTTGCTGGGTGTTTTTGAGGGAAATAATTACTTCCTCGTAATCCAATCGGGCAAAGGCATCAGGAACGGCAACAATACCGATTTCCTTGGTGAACATTTCCTTGTTAAGCCTTTCATGGGTTAATCGAACAACCCCGCCTTCTTGGTTGATTTTTTCAACCCCCATTTGAAGGATAAATGGTTCAATTTTGATTCCAATAAGTTGCTTTTCGGAAAGTTCACCTTTTGTGGCTTTGCCCGTTTTTTGTTGCCAGATTTGGAAGGGGGTAACGTAATCGTTAAACCCCCTGATTGCGGCAATGTCGGAACCTCCAATGCCGTGTGCTTTGATGTTTGATTTTTCCATGATTAGAAAGGTAAAGAAGTGTCTTCGTCCTCAGCCGCTGGATATTGGTTGTTTGAAATGTGAGTTTCGGCAGGGCTTGTTAGTTTTGCGTACTGCTCCGAAGATTTGATTTTGTCCTTGATAAAGTCTGGCAAAGATTCAAATTTGGCTTTGTCAAAGTTGTCAAGTTCAAAAACAAAGGTTGGATTAACTTGTGGTGGACACTCCATACCTTTAATCATTGGTGAAACAGAAGCGATTTCGTTGTAAACAACAGAAGGGTCTTTTGCTCCTGGTTTCTCAATGATGTTAAGCATACAAGCAACTCCAAGAAGCTTTGTGATGTCGAACGATTTTGCTTCCGCCTCGGTGAAATCTTTGCCCCTCCAAGAAGCAAGCATCTTGCGAAGTGTTGCTTTCTCATTCATTGACAAAGTGTATTCCTTGGAAATCACACAAGGCTGTTCACCTTTGTCCTCGTTAAACACTTTCTTTTCGGTTGGAAGTTCCCATCCGATTCTCACTTTGTGAAGAAGTTTTTCTTCGCCTTGGAAGCTTTCTTTGATTGTTCCAAGTTCAATCATTTGGTAACACCTTGCAAGGTAGTTGCCTGATGGGATTAATTCTCTTTTAACCCCTTTGTTGGTTGCGTTGATAGCCATTGTTTATTTGATTTAAAAATTAAAGTTTACTTGTTCGTTTGGGTCGGGAATATACACGTTCAATTCCTCCGCCGCAAATTGTTTGATGTCTGCAAGATACTCCATAAACTGCGAAGTTGTTAGGTTTGAGGTGTGTCCTGTAATAGTTTTCACCTCCCCTGTTGTTTCATTTATCAAATCTTCTTTGACAAAGGTTTGCTTCATTAGTTCGTGTACTTGCCCGGTTGTTAATTTGTACCCAATTTGATAAAAACCATCTTTGAGGATTGGGTAAACTACTCCCCACAGATAGGCGTTTTGTTCGTTGCTTCGTTTTTTACGTTTTCTTTCGATTGTAAGAACTATTTCCTTCCCTTCAAAGGATTTTATCGCTTCGGTAATTGGCTGTCTATTAGACGAAATTAGGCCGTTAATTACTTTGGTCGGGAAGGATAGTTTCATTACGCAATTACGTTTTGATTGAAAACAACATGACTCCTGTCAAGTTCTGGATTGCCTCGCTCGTTTACTAAACAGGCTTCAAGTTCAAGTTTAATATCTTCAAGGTTTACAGGTTCAACTTTTCGGATATAAAATGTTTCTTTGTCGCCTTGGTTCGCAAGGTCGTAAAATATCTCTACTTGAAATGTTGCTAATGTTTTTAGGCTTTCCATATTATTTAGTTCTCGTCAAAGAAATCTGATAATGATGGTTTCGAGTACCAATTTGAAATAAATCCATTTTCTCCAATATGCAAATCGATATAATCGCCATATTTTCCTGGAATTAATTCATTTGGAACATAGTCATTTTCAATAGAAGATATGGTATTTCCTTCTGAATCTAAAAGGAAATATGAACCTTCGTCACAAACCTTCATGCTTAAATGACCTTTTTGACCTTTTGGCCAATCCAAAACTCGCCCTTCGTCAATATTAATAATAGCAGACCACGTATTTCCACTTCTTAATGGGAAATCATTTGGTATATCCTCTTCTCCATATCTTACAGCTACGTCAACTTTGACCATTACAATTTCAACCTCTTTTTCCGCTTTAATTATTGCTTTCATTTTATTATTGATTTTTAATTGATTTACTTTTCCCTGTTGTCGTATCTTACAACTGCTGCGCTTTCCCTTTCACCATCCCCTAATTCAGCATCAACGGCATTTTGCAATTCTTTGATAAACTCGTTCGGCTTGGCTAATTCAAAGCCTGTTATCTCGTGGCTTGCTGCGTACCTTGCCCCTGTAATATCATCGACGTAGCCTTCATTGGTTGAAACTGATACTTCAAGGTCAACCACTACCGAAATGGTTATGGTGTCATCTTTTCTTTGCGGGGTTCGGCCAAATGTGGCCTGACTTGCTGCGGCAATTGCAGCCTTGATTTGTTCTGATTTCATCGCTTAAATGTTGTTATTGACTCTGCGAAAATAGTAAATATTTTGATTGGAGTACAGAAATTGTTTAATTATTTTTCATGGCGCAAATAAGTTAGGCGCAACTAATAAGAACCGCAGATTTGAGATTGCTTGCACCATCTGACGGGTCGATAAACATTCCATAATTAAAATACAGGTTGTTCTTAGTTTGCAAAATAATTTCCTTCGTCCTTGTTTTTACTTCGACAATTTCAAATACTTTAAACCTGAATGACCTCCTTGGGTGGTCGTGCATATCTCTATGAAATTCACAAGCCAATAAATCGCCCTTTTCCAAGCCTTCAAAGTCTGCTATTGTTTTTAACTCTTTTGTCGTTATCATTTCTTTTTCAAATTATTCCCCTGCCGAAAAGCCGCCCAGCAGGATAGCGGTTAGTTGGTTTCATTCAAAATTAGCCTTCCATCGAGGGTAAACATTGGGGTTAATCTGAAACCAACAACTCAATAGAAATGTTTGATAAATCTACCCCACACCTTTCATAAATTGCCATTTTCATATCCCATTCAAGGTCTTTTAACTCTTTTGCCTTTTCGTTTTCGTTTTTCCAATCTGTGTTCCATTTTTCAACTTCTGATAATTCAATTTTTGCTACAATTTTCATTTTTTTTTGTATGTTTTTAAAATATTACTATCTGCTTTCCATATCGAAAATCAACTTTGCCTCTATTGACTTCATCAGTTCTTTTATCGCCCCTTCTTTTGTTCCAGATTCGGCAACCATACCTTCTACTCCAACAAGTTCTGCCGTCCAAGAATGAAATTTACCATACGCCGTATCGGTTTTAATTTCTTGAAATTTAATATCTAATTTTGGGAGTGCTTTGTTTGTTTTTGGCACGTGCTGACTTAATTTTTCCACTACCAATGCAAGGGTAGTAGACGGCAACCTTAACGCATTAACGATGCACCAATTAGCAATTTCTGAATTTTGGTTAGGCAGTAAAATAGTTCTGCAAATTGCCACTATTTCGGAAAGTTGCGTTTCGGTCAAATTAAGGCCGTACTCAAATTCCATGTGTTTAAAAAGTGTTTGATTTTCTGATGCCATTGGGTTTATTTTTTGCTTGTTAAATGATAGCTTCCGCAATACGGACATTTGTAAACTCGTTTAGGCTTTTTCGTTGCCAACCTTCGCTGACTTTTTCCGTAAGCCCTTCCTTGCTTGGAAAAGCTATTAACTACCTTTTGCGCTTGTTCAAATGTATCAAATGAAGTTTTTCCGCAATTAGACATTATCTACCTCCTTTGCCTGGGTTCGTATTTCATCAAGGCTTCTCAATATAGAATCTACTCTATCATTTGGGAACTCCTCTCTAATTACCGAAAGCAGTAATTTTACTTCTTCGCATTTCACATAAAAATCAAATGCCAATCTTTGGTTTTCCGTAGGGTTTTGAATTTCCTTGAATCGTCGAATATTTAGGTCGATTTCGTGGATTCGAATAAGGGCTGCAACCTTTGGAATAAGTTTCGATTTGTCAAAGTATGGTTCGTTTTCAATTGCTTCAATTATCTTGGTCGCAATGAAAATAGGCGATTGGGTTTTTATATCTCGTTTAGCCATTGTTATTATCATTCAAAATTAGCCTTCCATCAAGGGTGAACATTGGGGCGGCCTCGTCGTGGATTAGACACCTGTTCCATTTAGCGGATTTAACGATTACAGGGATAGGGCTGTGCATTTTTGCAACTTTTTCCAAGTCCTTAATCGCTTGCTTGCAGTCCTTTTCGAAATATGGCCGAACTGCTAAGCCTCGGTCTTTCATTGTGGATTGGTTTTCCTCGGTTCCGTTCCAAAGTTGCTCAAGCTGTCTAATGCGTTCTAATCGCTCGGAAACGATGAAGGTGTGGAAATGGTCAATGAAGATGTACTCGAAGCCTATATCTAAGGCAATGCATAGATTAATGAACTTAAAGCCAAGGGTTCGGTTTGCCAAATTGAAAACTCGTTCAACTCGTTTTGGCGTGGTCGGTTTCTTGTTTAAAAGCCTGTTTGCTTCTTCGGGTTTGTAAAGGAACAGGCGGTCGGGGTAGGTGTCGGATAGCATAGTTTCTCTTGATTTTAGTGGTTATTTCCCAAATATTCCCAAACCTTAACTAAGGATGGCCAGGCTACGTTGACAATCAAACCTGCAACGTAAACAATTGCCATCCAAGATACGGCAAGTAATAGGAATCGGCAAATGCCGTGGGTTCGGGCTTTCATGCGAAGCAAAAATTAATGGTTGATATAATGACTAATAAGCCAATAGAAAAGATAATTGCGGCAGCAAGTAGCAGCCTTTTAAGGAGGTTAGGTTTCATTGTTTTAAGTTGTTATTGACATTGCAAATGTAGTAATTTCTAAATATCATCAATATCTTTTCGGATAAAACTTTCGGGGTTTCGGTAAAAATACCCAGCCCTAACCACCACCTCTCTCATTTTGGTTTCGGATAAGATTCCTAAAGCATAACGGTTTCGGATGTTGTTTCCCCATTGGCTGCTCATCCCGCATCTGCGGTAAAAGTATTTAAAGTTTAAGGTGTAGCAGAAAGCCTGCTCTAAACTCATTGTTTCTGTTCTCATTGTTGTTACATTGATTTGATTAAAGTAAATTTTCTTGTTTGTAATAGTTTATTAGATACCACACATTTTGAGGTGTAAACTCCTTCCCATCGGTTGTTATGTAGCCGCTTCGTTTGTAGCCTAAGCGATTAAGGTTGTAGCTAATTTCCTTTAGAAGATAGTCGGGGTTGGCGGCAATATACATTTTGATGTACTCGTATATCTGAACTTTGTTGTTATCCTCCCATACGGCTCTTTTCCTTGCTATTCCTCCATTAACTGCGGCTTCATAGCTTAGGTTTTCAGGTTTTCCAAGTTTCACTCCATTGGATTTCTTTACTTGCAATGCAGCCTTTGTTCGTTTGCTTATCAGTTCCCTTTCGTGCTGTGCCATCGTTGCGAAGATGCCAAGGGTTAGGGTGTTGAGGTCGGGCAAATCTAAACAAACAAAGTTAACTGATTCCTTCAAAGTAAACAAAAAAGATACATTTCTACTTAGTCTGTCTAACTTAGCTATGAGCAAAGTTGCTTCTTTTTGTTTACATTCCTTTATAGCTTGTTCAAGTTGAGGTCGCTTGTCCTTCTTACCCGATTCAACTTCTGTAAACTCCTGCAATATACGGCCATTATTTTTGGCGTATAAGTTAACAGCTTGCTTTTGTGCTTCCAAACCTAAGCCTGATTCGCCTTGTCGCTTTGTTGATACTCGGTAGTATGCAATGTAGGTTTTCATATTTAATTTAGCGTAAAGGATTCCAAGGTTAAGATTTCAAGTTTGGCGAATTGTAGCTGCCAATACATTCTTCTGACGGCTTTATAATATTCCCAAAATTGTTCCTGTTCCCTTTTCGGCAACTTGAATAATTCGCCCGAATTTATGAAGTTTCTACATTCCGCTTTTTGGGCGGAAAGTTCGGCAATGGCTTCATCGTTTGAAGTCAAACGACTGATGGTGTCGGTGTGGTAGTACATTGTTTGTTGGTTGGTTTTAAAGATTAATGTTTTAGGGCAATTCAAAGAATGGATAGTCATTATCATCAAAGTCATTCTCAAAAGCAATCAATCCCTTTTTGCTAAGGTATTTCCTTTCGCCTCCGCTATGCCGAAAGTACATTGTATTTTCTTCGTCCAATTTCTCGAACTTCAATAGGGTTGCAAAAGGTAGTGTTGGGTTTGTGTCGCTGTATATTTTACCAGCAACAAGTTCTTTTGGGTGGTTGATTTTTTGTAGGTCATTTGATTATTTTTTTTGATTGGTTTAACATTAAGTTTTTTTCGGGTTTGGGTTAAGCGCACCACCGAGGAAAGTCAATTTCTCCCGTTTTTATAATAATTTGGGCTACTTCTTGGGCTTCGTTCCCTTGGTACAAACCATCGGCAATGCAAGCTATAAACCATGAATGTAAATTATCCTCCTCGCTGTGCGCTGCTTCGGGGTCTGCCGCTAAACTGGAAATTCTTAAAAGTTCATTTGTGGCAAGTTCTTTTGTTAATTTTTCACGTTCGTTCATTTTGATTAATTTTTACTCGGTTAATACATTTCCCTATTTCGGGTTTGTTGTTACATTATTTACATTGTTATTGCCCCATTCAACGATTTCTTGCAATGGTGTGGACTGCGAAAAGTTTTCCTCTTTAAAAGGAAACTTAAAGCCCTCCTTCCAAAGTTCGGCAGTTCGGTTGTACGCTGTACCATTTTGGACGATTAAATAATGGTTGTTTTTTAGCTTGATTTTTAACATTGTGTTTTTTATTGGTTGGTTAATAGTTCTTTTGCTCTTATCATTCCCAAAAGGAAATAATTTAATTCATTGTAGGGCAATGTAGGGCTAATTGTACTTTGTCCTAATTGGGCGAAAAAGTGAGGGGTTGTTTTTCGTTTATCATTAAAGATATATTGACGAATGGTTATGCCCAATTTTAAACAATTGGCTGCATTTTGCAGGGCTTCAAGTTCGGTTATGTTTGACATTGCTTTTTTTTGGTTGGTTAATTAATTAAAACTCTTTGTTGTCCTTTATGATTTCATTGCATAGGGCTAAATATCCTTGATGTACCCTATTTTTCCCATTGTGGTCGGTTTCGTCGGGTAAGCTATGCCAATTGTCAACTGCCTTGCTGTTGGTTGTTACGGTGTGAATTTCTTTGCCATAGTGGACACATGAGATATACCAATGTCCGTAAGTTGAGGGTTCGACATTCAGTTTTTTAACGTTGTGAAATGCTTGGGCTTTTGTGGCGTTCATTTGATTGGGGGGTTAGTTTATTAAAGTTAAAATTCCATTTCAAAAATTACTGATTGGGCTTGTTGACTGGTTGTTTCTTTTGCTCTGCCCGTTTGTCTTTTTTGGTAGGCTGTTTGCGGTTTAGCTTCAAAAAGTGGAAAGCCTTTTAGTTGAGCAACTTTAGCGTTGAAAGTTTCCCATACTTTTTCACTTTTAAATTCAAAGTGCATGTTTCCATTTTTGAAAGCTTTGTATTTAAAAAACTCGCACCCATCAAAATATTCACCGTAAGCATTGCGGTTTATGGATTGGTATAATGTTCTTATTTTGTCGTAATCAATACCACAGGCAAAACAAAGGGCTTTTTCAAGGTCTTCAACTTTGGTACTATTGTATGAACTAAGGTAGTTGTAAGTTGTGCTTGTAACGCCGTATTCTTTTGCAGGGTTTACAATGTTAGGAAGAATAAACTTTTTACCTACTAAAAAATGGCCGTTTGTTTTCCATCCTTGGACATTGTACCTGTTGTCGTGGTGATGCTTGGTAATTGTGTCGAAAGCTTCTAAAATCGCTTTATCCATACGATTTCCAGCAGTTCCAATAATCATTTCCACCATTTTGTAAATGTTTCGCATGGTAAAGGGAACATTTTGCTGCGTTTCAGTAAATTTATTAATATCCTCCCTTAATGACTTGGTTGAATATTTGTCTAATTCAAATTTTTTGATGATAAAAAGCCAAGCGGATTTTTGAAGATTAATTTTAAATTCATTTCTTAGAACTGTCGCACCCTTCTCTGTGCAACTAAAGCTTAAACTTTCACCATAAAATCCGCTTAGTAAAGCATTCATTTTTTTGGCCGTGTTTAATTGTTCGTCATAAATTTTAATTGCAGCCACATACCTATTAACCAAGTCCCTTACAAAGTTGTAAGTAATTAGTCCGTTTCCCTGCGCTTCGATTGGGTCTTCCTCCATAAAAAAACCTTCAAATTCTTGGCTGTATTCGCTTGATGGCTTTTGAATGGATACCAAAGCTATGTTAACATCTGTTTGCCTTTCAGAAGTAGAAAAACAATTGCCTAAATTTACATAGTTTCCATTCTGTTTAACAACTTCATAAAGTTCTTTTCTTTGCTGCGAATATGTGTTTTTTAATGTTTCCAAATTCAGTAGGCTAATAATCCTGCATCCTGATGGGGCAATGTTGAAAGCATGAAGCAAATGTTCAGCACCTCGGCTAAAAGGAGGATTCATTACGATAAAATCAATATGACTAACATCTTCGCTTTTCAGTTCTAAAAAGTTTTCAGCAATTAACTTGCATTTGCTTTTAATGATTTCTTTTAGCCTTGAGTCGTTTTCACATGCAATAACATTACCTCCTTTATTTTTTAGGAAGTCAACTATGTTACCACTCCCTGCGCTTGGTTCTAAAATGGTCTTGCCTTGGAAATCTATTCCAAAAGTCATTTGTTCAATTACGTCCGTAGGGGTTGGGTAAAAATCTTGATTAAACATTTTTTAAAGTATTTATTGATTAATAAAATTGAACATTAGTTTTTTGAACTGATTAAAAAACTTTTTACGTCTTCTAATTTGCGCTTGCTGAAAATAATACCTTTTCCACATTTTAAACGTGGGTTGTAACTTCCTCCGATTTTTATTAAACCTTCGTAGTGTTTGGTTAAATCCCCAACAACGGCGAAAGCTTTTTCGGAATAGTCAACTATTTTGATTTTACCTTTTACCTCTACTTCTGTTTCAACGGTTTCGGGTTTAACATTGGCTGCTTCATCAGTTACAAATTGAATGTAGAAAAAGTTTTCAATCCCACTTGTGGCTGTTTTGTCGTTCCTTTTTACCTCAAAACTTTTGAAACCGTCGGGAATAGAGGTATGATATAAAAGCCTGTGCGCTATCCTGTTCGGTTGGTCATTATAGTCTAGGTTTGAAAAATCAAAAAGTAACTCTAATTGCTTTTCAACTTCTTGGGAAATCTCATTAGAAATATCCCTGTGTGAACTTACATACTTTGCTTGGGGAATGTCGGTTCTTTGGTTGCTGTATTCATAAATATCCTCCATGCCGTTGAAATGGCCGTATTGATATTTATCAATAATATTATCAACTTCGCCAGTCGTTGGGCCGTTTGACCAATTAACATGAACGCTGTTTCCTCCTGAAAAAGAATCGGACTTTACAGAGAATTTAACAGAAGGGAAAACCTTTTTCAATTCTTGCTTAATCGCTGCGCTCGCTGCTGCGTGGCTGCTTGACTTTCCTTTGTTGGCTTCTTTTTGTTTTGCCTTCCATTCTTCTCGGCTGTCTGCTGCTGCTTTTAAGCTATTAACCTTGGCTGTTAATAGCTCAATTGTTCTATACCTGAAAAAGTCAGTATGATTGGCCGCAGTACCCCAAAAGGATTTTAAATAAAAATCGGTTTCGTGTATAAAAATAAATAGATTTTTATATTCAATTTTTTTGTATCCATTGCGTAATAGCCAATCAAATTGGGTTGCTCTGCTGTTGTCCCTGTCTGCTTTGGTTAATAGTCTGTTCATTGCTTAAAAGTTTAAAAGTTTAAATATTTGGTTGGTTGGTTGGTTTAGTTTTTTGAAGTCAAATTTTCAAGGAAAAGAACGATGCTTAAAATGATGCTTAACAAGGTGAAAAAAGCGAAAAACTGATATTCCTTTGAAAAGGCTGAAAAACCGACAAGGAAAAGGCAAAGAAATAAGCTAATTAATAGGGGTTGGTTTGGTTGGTTGTTCATTGTTGTATTGTTTTGTTATTGACACGACAAACATACGGCAACAATTAATACAAAAAACAACAGCAAATAAAAAAAGTTGTAACTGCTTGGAAATCAATGAAAAAGATTTACATAAAAGGTTTATTTCTTGGCCTTTTTTAGTGGTTTTTTACCCAATTTTCGGCGGTTTTCTTCCTGTTGTTCAACAAGGAACGGAAAGGTTGTACGAAAGTCCAGGGTGAACATATCGCAAAATTCGAGGGTTGGAAGGTAGATTAAACAGACTGAATAAGCTTTAAAAAAGGTGTGGATTGGTAGTCCTCTTAAATAGTCAGGTTTGCATCGGGAAAATAGTTGGTTGGATATTTTAGCGAGGGCTGAAAATTCAGGTTGACTTAGTCCGCTAATCTTTTGTATGTATATCAAATTAGCCCTAAATTTTGCGTAAAATTGCGTTAAGTGGTTTGAAAAGGCTAAACCATTATAATGAGTGTAAAGTATGTTTAAATGGTTAAAATGGGCTTTTCCTTCATCAGTCTTGAACTTGGAGAGAGCGTTATTAATCATTTTCTCCCTCTGCAATTTATAAGCTTCAAGGCTTTTATTTGCTTTCCATTTCACATTTTCCACCCTTTTCCTCCTTTCAATTCAACCTTTCCTTCCTTTCCACAACCTTGAACGTTGGTTTAAGGTTATGAAAATTGGTGGTTTTGGTAATTGATTGGAGCATTTTGTTAGTTAATAATTTATTTGAATTGCCGCAAAGATAAAGCAATTTTTTAAATATACAATAGCACCCTGGTCGTATATTGCCTATGCCTTGCTTCCCTTGCCTTGCCTTGCTTGGTTGTGGTTTGGGTTTGACCTTGAAAAAAAAAGTAAGGCAGGGGGGTTGATGGCAGGGGGGTGCTTTTTTTGTCTGCTTGGTTTGGCTGAACGTGGGGGTAAACCCCTCTTTCATTGAGGGACAACCCCTCTTTCAATCAGGGATGCTTTCTTCAACCCCTCTTTCTTTGCGCTAAACCAATTTTCCTTCAACCCTCTTTCATTGAGGGATGCCTTCTTTGACCTTCCTTTCTCCCTTGTCAACCTTTAGCTTTCTTTTCAATCCTTCCTTTCCCTTCAACAGCTTCTTTCTTTTGGATGATAAGAAAGGTTAGATTGATTGAATGGTAAGTAATCCTTCAACAACAGCTTTGGTTTGAATGTTATGGATGTTTTGGATGTTTTGAATGTAAGTCAAGGTTAAAAAAAGTATATCAAAAAAAATAATACTTGGATAATAAACTAATAGAAGCGATTTTGCTTTGCCTACTCTAACAAGGATTTTATGTATAACTTCGGTACTATTAGTGGTATTATCGGTACTATTAGTGGTACTTTTGGTACTATTAGGAGTACTGACAGGATAAAAAAAAGTTATTATAAATGTAAATTGATAAAATATTAGTACTATATTTGCGGACTGAAAGTAATTTAATAAATGAAAGAGAGGCACGTAAAAACAACTGAAACTGTTACCAATAATTTCTCAGAAGAAACTGGGGAATTGAAGGGGAGCCATAAAGAAACAAAGAGCTATTCGATATTCGTGGAGGATAGCGAAAGCTTTGCTTATGTGTTTTCTTCGATTATAGGGGCATTAAAGAACTTGAATGGTAATGATGTACTTCTTTTGACTTATTGTTCGTTAAACGCAGAATTTAACACCAACAGGATTACGATTAACAAGCCCATCTGTGACGAAATTTATGAGAAGCTTGGCGTTCCATATCAGTCGGTTAAGAACTCGCTTGGAAAAATGACCAAGATTGGTATCTTTCAAAGGTTGGGTTCGGGAAGTTATTTGATTAATCCCCATTACTATTGGAGGGGTAAAAGGAATGAGAGAGGTAAAGTTGCCAAAGAGTTTAGTATATCAGTAAAAATCAAACCAAATAATAATTTTGAAAATGAGTAAAACAGAATTTTTAGAACTTTACGGAGAAGCAAAAGTTTCCTTTTCTTTTTATTACAAATACACCTTTTCGTTTAAGGGCGAATTTGATGGCAAGTCAATTTATGCAAGCGTTGGCGGCATTGCTGATGATATTTACAAGTTAAACATAATCGGAGGGCAGGAATACTTGTTGAAGGACTTGGATTTTAATTACGCCGAGGTTACAAAATGCGGAATTACAATTGCTGAATTTAATGACTTTTAATAAAAACCAATAAAATGAGTGAACCTAAAAAAAGACATTTCTTTGTAGGCTATTGGGCAATCACGGCTGATGGTGAGAAGGTTGTGAGTTCTATTATGATAGATACGTTTGGTGTTTTTCCAAGCATAGATAGCTTAGCTGATTCTATAAAGCCTTTTTATGATAATTCGGACGTAGAGATTATTTCCATTACCGAACTATCTGAAACTGATTACAAACAATTTTACGGGGAGGAATAACCATGACCTACCAAAAATGTCCAATCTGCGATGGAATCGGTATGGTTCCCGAACCCTATGCTGTAACAACAAGCTTCCACGTCAAATGCCCCACTTGCAAAGGTGCAAGGATTATCAGTTCAATGACGGGCTTGCCTCCTGAAATGGTTGTCAAGGAAGTTGAGGAAAGGGAAAAGGATGAGCAATTTAAAAAAGAATTGCAACTTATTATCAATCAACAATTATAATCTTATGCAACAATTAATCAAATCAGAACTACGCCGAAGGAAGGAACAACGCCACCTTGACTATTATGGCAAATGGGTTGAACGAGCAATGGCAATGACTGCACGAAACAAACCCCGCCCCATCCTCCAAGATGAAATTGAGTATCCCGAAGCTGAAACATTTTGCTTTGAACTGAAAAATAGGAAGTAACCCCCTAAAAACACCGAAGGCCACCTATTACAGCAGCCTTTGATGAAAACTTTAAACTATGAAAAAAAGTGAATCAAAACCAACCACGGAAAATTCACGCCACAAAGGTAAATAAACTTTTTTAAATGAGAAACTTCCTTATTGTAATTTTATTTCTGTTGTGTGTAGTCCAGGCAAATGAGATTGACAAGCTTGAAAAGATTGACGAGGTTCACATCATGGAGGCTTGTTACCCCGAAATTGACACAATGGTTGGGCAGGATTGCGTTAAAATTGTTTTTGGAAGGATTGCCAAGCAAATTTATGACGACACGCTTAAAACGAACAGAATTTACATAGAAAAAGCAACTTTTAAATATTACTCCAATGACCCTCACCGCCGTTGACCAACTGATACTTGACTTGACTTCCAACCGAATGCTTGAATTGAAAGACCCGTTTCTTTTCCAAGACCTTGTAACCAAAGCTAAGGAAATCGAAATGAAGCAAATCGTTGAAGCGAGAAGCACCGCCCCTTTGTTGTTGAACCCAATGAAGGAAGATTATAAGGTTGAAGCGGAGCATTATTACAACAAGAAGTTTAAAAAATAATTTGTAGTTTCAAAAAAGTTTTTACCTTTGCTCCAAGTTCACTCTTGGCGGAGCGCACTAAAAAGACATTTTTTATTCCTCGGGCATAGCCCAAAGAATTCGCCCCACTTGAAGTTCCCCTCCGCCAAGAGAACAAGTGGGCTTTTCTTTTTTAATGCCAAACCACAAAAGAGATAGGGAGTATGTAAGGTTTCAAGCTAAACTTAGCGATGAGGGCTTGCTTTCTTTGTGGTGCAACTTCGATACATTAAAAAGGCATTGCGAAGTAATTAACGGAAAATGGGCAGACCTTGATGGAGGTTTTGTTCGTACAAAAGACCTCGAAATTCACGCTAAAAGGTTAAAGGTAAGGAAAGATACCCTTCGCAAGAAATTAAGCCAAATGGTGAAAGAAGGATGGGCAATAAAGAAGCGTACAGGCGTTCAATTAGTTTCTTGGAAAAAGGTTGCGGCTAAATATGGTTTCAACCTTAAACAGAGAATGATTTTAGGCCACAACAAAAAGACGTTTAGGCAAAATGCCACTTATGCTTACATAAGAAGTTCAATAAATCAAAAAGTTCACCGAAGATTTCAAGAACTTAACAGAAAGGAAATGATTGTTAAAAAGGAGCTTATCAGAGAAACCAAGCTCGCTTTGATTAACAACCCCAGCGATGATTACAACTTTGCTCCTTCTGTTAGAGAGATTGCAAGGAATATCGGATTAAAGTCAGCAAGAAGCGTTTCAGCAATTAATCAGAACCTTGAAGCAAGGGGATTGATTGAAATGGAGAAAAGAATAGCTTTTTTTTGCATGACTTCGTACTTTCCAATCCATATCAAAGGACAACCCGAATTTGAAGGACATTGTTTCCGTTCAAAGAATGACAAAGGGCTTGTTGTAATGAGAAGATTGAAGCAATTTATTTTTTTAAAATGAGGCTTTGGCAAGAAAATGCACATATTGAAAGAAACCCAATACCTTTAGACCATTTGGCATTAAGACAACAGCAAGGAGTGTTTGACCCCCTTGAGATAGCTAAAAACCCGACAAAAACTAAAAAAAACTTGAAAAAATGAAAAAACTGACTTACAACCTTGAGAAAGATATGGAATCGGGAGAAATCGAAATTTATAGCTCAAACAGCAAAACTAAGCCTCCATACACTTTCGAAGGCTTGCTTAATCTTGCAAATTTGCATTCTACAAGCGCACTGCAAGCGGCGCATAGCTCTATGACTTATTACAAATTTAATTACCTTAATACAGAGGAAGAAAGAGCCGAAAATCCACGTTATGCTATGGTGAAAAAATGGGAGCAATATTACGAAACCATAAAAAGTAACAAAAGGTACAAGTGTTCTTGTGGATGGAAAGGAAAAGAAATCGAAACGCAGGAAAATCATTTTGGAGAATGTATTTGCCCTGATTGCAGGACTACAATAAACACAGATTAAACAATAAAAATGGAAACCTCAAAACAAAATGGCGATTTTGTAATTGTTGACAAACAGGTTTACGCCAAAATGAAAGAATTTATTGAAGGCTACAAATACGCTTTGCAAACAACAAAGTCAATGCCAAATTTCGAACCTCTTGAAAAGCTGAAAATGCTCAAAATAATAGAGCAAATTAAGGAATGTCAAAAATTTATGTAAGCATGGAAAAAGAAACTACCGAACACTTAATAAGAATTCATTATAGAATTAAAGATTTTGCCGATGCAAGAGATAAAGAAGGGCTGAAAAATTACCTTGAATCTTTAAACAAAGAAGAATCTACTTGCGGCGAGTTAAGGATAGCTCTTATAATTTGCAAGGATATTAGAAGCTTTGTGGATAAAGATTTAATTCCTGACGATATTTTTGAAAGCATGAAAAAACTCCTATTTAGCAAAACCAATAGTAAATATTAAAATGTTAGAACTAATTGAAACCTCAAACCAGCATTCGTCAATAAGCCCCTTGTTGCTTGTAGTTGCTTTTTTATTTTTATTGGTAGTCCTTGCAATAATGCTGGTTGGTGATGATGAAAATGAAAAATAATTTTTTTTAATTCATAATTATTCATAACTTTGCACAACCATTACTGGTAAACATGGAAGATTTAAACAACTCTAAAGACCTAAAGGTAATTGCCAAAGGGATTCATGAAATGCTTGCAAATGAAACGCCTTCATCATTTCAAATTTGGCTTGAAGAAAATGGGTTCGAGAACGACTTTGAAGAAGAAAAAGAATTAAGCGAAAAAGACCTGTTTCAAATTGGATTTAGGGGTATGGGAAAATATATTCAATTCTTTAACGAATTTATTGATTTGCCTCTTGATGAAAATTTTAGAAAAACCATAAGCGGAAACGATAAAATGAGGGCTATTATGGTAAGAATGATTGAAGTTAAAATTATTGAAAAAGGGGTGTAGGATGGAAAAGATTAAATTCAAATGTTTGCTTTGCGGAAGGGATAATTTCGATGCAAAACAACCCCATAGATGCCAAGGCGGATTTAGGAAAAGGGGGCTGAAGTGGGAAATGATAGTTCCTGAATTAACAGGCTTTGAAATGCTTGAACTTGGTAAACGCGCAAGCGATAAGGCCGACCTGTTTATGATGGCAACGCACCAAATAAGGGAAGCAATGAAGTTGCATAAAATGAACAGGGAGAAAGGCGCAATTTTGTATGTAATTAACAAATTTAATCTATAACATGGACGAAATAACTAAGCGAGAATTAAAAGGCGCAATAATAATGCTGTTAGGCGTTTTGGTTGCTGTAGTGTCCGAGCATTGGCTAAATCTTACATTTGGATTGATAATGGGATTTATCTCGCTAAGCTATTTTTCACACCTTTTTAAATAAAACATAATGGACAAAAAACAAAAGCAATTTCCCTCATACGAAGATTTTGAAGTTCAAAAAGAGGCTTTCAAAGGAACTATTGAGGGCTCGTTTATCTACGAATTTATTTTCAACAAAAAACTTGACAGCGTAGGTTATTTTAAGGCAATTGAAAAGGCTTTGAAAAACCAAGACTACGCCTATTATTTGTATGAAAGAAATAAGTGGAACATGGAACACAGACCAACACGGAAGCAAAGGGTTATTAGGTGGTGGAATAGGTTAATTGCTAAACTTTTAATTAAATAACAATGGAAAAATTTTATCATGCACTTTTTGCGTATTTTACCGTAAGCTCTGCGCTTGGCATACTTTACATGATTTGGAAAACATGGATTTTAGATGGACAATATCATAAAGACCCTTATCTTAGAAGGGATTGGTACTATTTTGTATTAATAGGATGGTTAATCACTATTCCTTTAATTTTAATAACCCTCGTTGCCATTGTTGTTGACGACATTAAAAAAATAAAATGGAAATGACACTAACTGAAATCCTGAAAGACTATTTTGCCAAAACTCCACTTGCCCAAGTGAAAAAAGACTGGGAAGAATCACAAGAATTTGACAAAGTTGGGCCACCTTTGGATGAGTACATGAAATTCTTGGAGGAAAAGCATTTTCCAACTCCGATTACAAACACTATAAATTTTGGGGATATTGCTTGCATGCACAATTCTTGCACAAAATGTCACGGAAGAGGCGTTGACAATGAAGGAAGGGCTTGTATTCATTTAATAAGCTGCAATTGTAAAAGATGCAAGCCAATGGCGTATTAATTTTTCCCAAAATAAATTTGTTTGTTTCATAAAACTTCATAACTTTGCATCCAATAAACATATCCTCTTCTGGTGTAATAAAACACGTTTTAGGATAAGGTGGCGTAATTAACCACAACTTGTCTTGAAAAGATGGGGGTGAAAATCCCCCAAAGAGGCGCTCTAAGTGTAGGATTAATCCGAACAACGAGGCGACGCAATGCGCCTACAATGCGAAAGCAAGAGGCTTGGAGATAGATATGTTTACTGAAACCTTGGACAAATGGCGGGATAGGTACACGCAACAGGATGGTGTGATAGAGATTTGAAACTATAATCGTAAGCGCACCTCGTTCTTAGGAGAAATCCGATAATAGGTCGCTGGTTCGAACCCAGCTTTGTCCGCAAAACTTTTAAACTAAAATGAAAGGAATTTATTTAACAGAAGAAGGCGTAAATGAAATAGGAAAAGCTATTTACGTTTTAGAGCGTTCCATTTCTAATGCAGAAGGCCAAATAAAAGAATTCAAGGAAATGGGATTTGATGTTAAGCAAAACGAAGCATCTATTCGTTCCGATAAAAAAGTTTTGGCTGTTTACAAAGAAATCGCTTCATCTTATAAACCTTTTTCAAAAAAAAATTAACCACCATGCCCAAACTCCGCAAAACGATAAACATTGACAAGGAAACAGCCAACAAGGTTGAAAAGTTGTCTGTCAAGCAGAAAAGGTCGTTCAGCCAAATGAGCGATATTTTGTTGAACAAAGGGATTGAAGTAACTGAAAAGGGAAAGTGATGCCACGCTACGCCAAAGTAATCGCAACAGGAATCATTGGAAGGGTTCACGATATGGACGAGCATTTTGTTGGCTTGTGGATTGATGGGAAAAGTCGGTTGCAAGTGTACCTAATTGGGGAGGTTGAATTAATTGATTAAAGCTATGAACATAACTATCAAAGCCGATTCCGAGGATATAAGGATTTACGTTGATAAATTGCTTCATTTGAGGTTTCCAAGGGATAAAAACATAATTGTGCATAGTTGGATTGAAGGACACAGCAAAGCTTTCTACATTAGCCTCGATGTCAATGGAAGGAAGGAAGTTGTTATTTACGACAGCAAGGAAATGTGGGAGAAGGTGTTGAAAGTATTAGATTGTGAATTGTAAAAAATTAAAAAATGAAAAATCAATCACTCCCCACCTTTGAAACATTCGTTGAAGATAACTTCATCAGAATCCATTTCAATCTTTACCAATCCATTGACACGAAAATTTACTTCACCTACGAACAGGTTGAGGCAAGGTACGCCAACTTGAAGTTTCAAGAAAGGGCAAAGAAATTAAACTTAAATCAGGAGGAAAAAGAACAATGAAACACCATTCAATCATTGGCCGAATTGATGCCGAAAACTACAACAGCTTAATCAACTTCTTGAACGAAAGCCAGGGTGAACAGAAATCAATTTTGCTCAATAGTGGGGGAGGGGAAATAGCTTATTGTTATGCTACCTTGCACGCAATTGAAAAGGTTGTGGACGAAGTTGAACTTGTTGGCTCTAATGGCGTTTATAGCGCAGCCTTTGAAATATTCTATAAATTTAGCGGCAAAAAAGTTCTTTTGCCATACTGTAAAGGAATGACACATAGGCCAATGGTCGGCGTATCTTTAACAGACAACCTCCAAACGGTTTTCAGAGAGGACGATTGCCAAAAAAGAACATTGAAGGACAATCAACAGAACCTAATTGACGAATGTTCAAAGTTTTTAACGCCAAAAGAAATGAAGGACTACAAGCGTGGGGTTGACGTTTATTTCACCTACAACCGAATGAAAGAAATCTTTAATTTGTAACAATGAAAATATTAGCACTTGACATAGCCACCAACACGGGGTGGAAAACAGAAACAGCAAGCGGGGTGTGGAACTTAAAACCTGCAAGGGGTGAAAGCGAAGGAATGAGGGTTGTAAGGTTTAAATCCAAAGTAAGGGAACTTATCGACATGGAATCAATTACCCTTGTCAGTTATGAACGCCCTGCGGGAATGCACAAAGCCTCCATTATGGTTGCATCAGAAATGGTGGGGGTACTGAAAGACCTTTGTATTGAAAAGGGGATTGAACTTGCTTGTTATTCAGCAACAGAAATCAAAAAGTTTGCAACGGATAAAGGCAATGCGAACAAGGAGCAAATGATTGAAGCGGCAAGGAAACGTGGATTTAATCCAGCTGACGACAATGAGGCTGACGCTATATGGTTATACCTTTTAACTAAAAAAGATGTTAACTAACTTAGCAGTTCCACCTTTTTCTTGCGGCTTTGCCTCGTTCGCCTGTCCAACCCTTAGACCTTGCACAGAAACTTTTCTTTCTTGCAGCGTCCTTTTCTGTTTTTGGATTTGGAGCAGGTGGTTTAAGGTTAGAACCCGTTTTAGCATTTAGAAGTCTGCGACCTCTTTCAGTCATACCAGCTCCCTGAGAAACGGGTAAGTAGTTTTTATTTTTGCCCTTTGTGGTTTTAGGAATTGGTTTGTCGTGTTTGTTTGCCATAAGACAAAATTACAAAAAAATAATTATCTTTGCCTATGCAATATTTTGGAATCATACTTATAGCAGTAGCTATATTAATTTTTATTTACGCCACACTTGAACTAAGGAGAAGCCGTATATTAGAACGTGAAGACCTGGAAGATGGGGATTTGTCTCAAAATGCAAGTAGTATTATTGGTGAAGTTGCCGAAAAGCCGTTTGACCTTGTTACCTTTCGTGGTGAAACAATAAAAATGGGAATATACGAAGCTTGGTATTTTAATAATGTACTGAAAGACAGGAAAGCAAGAAGCAAAGCTTGGGCTTTAGCCAAAAAAGGAAAGTACCCCTTTCCTGAAATATTGGAAATGGAGAAAGATTGGAGAGCAACGAAGGATAATCCTATTGAAGTAACTCTACCCTAAATGCTCTATTAATGGAAATTTCATTTCCTTCGATTCCTTTTGAATCAGGCAGAAACAAAACCTTTACGTTGTCTCCCTTTTTGATTCTTTCAAGGATATTAAATATGCCTTCTTTCGCTTCAAAGAACGGAAAGAAAGATTTTCCATTTTTCTCGTTTACGACTTCTAACTTGAAGCAAGTTTTTTTAAAAGGCTCTCCTTCTCTTGTTGTTAAGTGTCTATGTGACAGACTTACGAATTTTCCTGTAATTGATGATGACATTTCAAATAAATAAAGCACAAAAATAGTATGGAAGACGAATATTTTGACTATATCCCTGAAATTCCTAAACTTCTTACTGACCAAGAGTTTGAAGAAGCGGAAAAAGATTCGATAAGAAAGCCTTATGTGGCAAAGTTATTAAAGTTATTTAGGCACGTTAAGGAAAGGCCAGAATTAAAGGTAAAGGCAATGCTAAATTCAAGCCTTGATAGCATCTATACGATGACTTCTGATGGCGGGTTAAGTGTTGTTAAGGATGGTGATGTGAACCCACTTTTAAAAGCAAATTTGCTTATTGCAGAAAAGTCTGCTTCAATAATGAAAGGAATTAACGAAACGAAAAAATTAACAGGAGAACCTAACCAAGAAAGTGAAGGAGTAAAAGAATCAAAATTTAAACCTAAGTTGGGATAAATTAGTAATTTTGCGAAATGGGTTTAATTAAAAACAATCAATACTTTAAGTCTTTACCGAAAGACGTTGCTGACGTATTGGAAAAATTCGACCCCAAAAAACCTATTTTTCAATTTACGAATATACCTACTTTTCGGACAAATCTTGAAAAGGAAAAGTATTGGGCAACAGAATTTGAAAGGTGGAATGTTGGATATGGTGGACTTCCTGCAACCTTGTACTTTATGGCAACTCAAGGGATGCTTAAAAATCGTATAACAGGTGGGTTAGAACGTCCCGTTTGTCGTGATGTTGATTTGTACCTTCACACAAGACTTGAGATTGCAAAGAAACAAAAACGTAGCGCAGGAATATTAAAAGGTAGGGGTGTTGGGCTATCAACCTTGTTTGGCATATTGGCTAATCATACTATGCTTATAAAGCCTGGTAGTAATATTAATATGACCTCAAAAGACCAGCCAACCCTTGCTAAGATTTTTTCCGACAAATTGATTGTTTGCTACGAGAATCTTCATAAGGATATACGACCCGAAGAAAAGAACAGAAACGAAACCAAACAAACCTCTTACCTTGCTGTAAAAAGCGAATATGTTAATCAGTTTGGTGAAACAAAAGAAGGGGTGAGTACAATCTTTGCAAGGGAAACTTCTGATAGCGATAAAAGTGCTTCTTCTTTTTCGGGTAGTGGTGCTGCATTAGGTTTATACGACGAGCTTCCTTTGCATAGAAGGAAAAACAAGCTTTTAAACTCGTCTATTGAGTGTTATAGAAATCCAAGGACAAAAGAACTTGATGGATTTTTGATTTGGGGAGGAACGGTGGAGGACACTTTAACAAACGATGACTTGATGGAGTTCAAGAAAACTGTTGAAAAGTCTGACACTTGGAAAAGCGATATAATTTTTCTTGACTGTCTTTGGGGTTTTCAAAAAACAAGCACCGATTATACGGGATGGACAGATTGGGAGAACGGGCAAATATGGTATGAAAAGGAAATCGAAAGTATGATTTCTAAGTCTGACGATGAAGCTATACGTTCTTTTAAGAAAAACAACCCAAGAAGTATTAATGATATTTTTGAACTTGCTCAAGGCGGATTTTGGGAGGACGATGTTGCTTCAATAGCCAAGCAGCACTACGATGAATTGATTTCAATTCCCGAAGCCAAGATGCCTCTTGTAACAGGAAACATATTTAGAAACGGAAGAAAATCTACCTTTATGCCAAGCGCAAAAGGTTTTTGTGAAGTTATTGAACAACCAAAAAGTGGGGTAAAATATTTTATCGGCGTGGATGGTGCTGCTTCGCAAGAAAACACAACCAATAGTTCTGAAAAGGATAGGTCTAAGGTGTCGGCAACGGTGATGAAAATATACGAAAGCCCCGAAGGGTTGAATTTTGCTCCTGTTTGCCAATATACAGAACTTCCAAAACAAATGGAAAAGTGTTACGAGGTATTAACCGCTCTTGCCACTTGGTATAACGCTAAAGTGCATATTGAATCCAACCAAGGACAAGCAACAGGAATTGTAACGTATTTTATAAACCAAAATCTTGAAGATTATTTATTTGCCCTTCAAGCGGAGGTGGGGACACATATATTAAAGAAGAAAGCAATATACGGTCAATATAGAACGGAGCAAATATTGTCTAAGCAAATTGACCTTGGAAATATTTATCTAAGAAAACATTGTAAGGATATTTTTATCCCTTCATTGATGTATGAAATAGCTTTTGCAAATCATACAGACAACTTTGATAGGCTAAGTAGCTTTTTAACGGTTCTTGCTATTGCTTGGCCTTTAATAAACAAGCCTATTCAAAAAGAAAATAAAATTCAGCAATTCATAGAACACCCTGTAATGGTAAGGAATCAAGACGGAAGTTGGGGGTGGGGTATGAAAAGGCAATATCTTGTAAATCCACACGAACACACAAATAATCTTTTACCCGACACATACTCAAGACAATGATTTCATTAAACATGATTGAACCCCAGGTTTTTCGTCCTGACCCTTGGATTAGCAAAAACGAAATCGACAAACAAATGGTTGAAGTCGATGAGGACAAAAGGCAGATTACTTGGTTTAGTCAAAACCTTAGATTTTTCTTATACAACTATTACAACCGACCTGCTGGAAGTTGGTCTATTGACGACCCAATGGAGAATCTTCGGATTGTTTCAAGGGGTGTTGAGTTTAGTAGGTACTTGTTTGGAAAGCAAAACAATCTTTTCTACAAGCAGTTTACAACGGATATGGATAACAACAATCTTCAAGTTCGTTGGGAGGCAGGAAAGGAAATTTCAAATATTTACAGGCATCATTTAGGTTTGTTTGAAAAACAACTTGGAAACAAGAAGATAACTGCATTAACTTTAAGTAGAGATGTTGTTGTTGAAAGGAAAGCGTTTATTGAGGCGGCAATGCTTCAAGGTAGCGAAGAGTTTATGCAAGTTCTTGGTCAAATTGATGGAATGAGCTTAAATCCACTTGGAACAAAAGAGAACCCTAAAACTCCGCAAAAAGCTGCGGAAATGGCTATGAAGAAGTGGAAAGACAAGGCGGCTGACAATGCAGTTAAATTGGGGTACGCCTTGCAAGAGGGGCAGTTTATGGATATGATTATGAAGGCTTGTTTTGCTGACAAGTATGCCGCAAACTTTACAGGCGTTAGTATCCTTGCAAAAAATGGAAAGCCCGAAATTCAGCATCATCCCTTTTACAATTTGTTTTGGGAGAAAGCGACAAACGACCCCTTCAATAGAAAAATGAAAGCTGCTGGGTATATCGAGCAATTAACTGCCCAAGAAATATTAACAAGGTGGAGTGTAAACGAGCAAACGGCACAAGAAATAAAAGATGCGTATATGAACATAACGCCAAACGCCAACTATTATAATTGGCCTTTATTTTCTTGGTATGGCCCTGCGACAACAAGCAGAGCAGGAACGATAAGCGTTGTTACTTGTTTTTGGATTGGGCCAAGACACTTAAACAAAAAGAAAATAAATGACAAGTATGGCAACGTAAATTACGTTAAGCCAAGAAAGAACGAAAAGTCTGAACTTGTAACAAACGATTTATACTATTGTGTTTTTGCTGGTGATAGATGGATTTTGGAAGAAGGTCTTGCAAATAATGTTGTTCGTTCTTGGGACAACAAGAGCAACCCTGAAATGCCCATCAAGATTTTTGATGGATTCAATATAATGGGCGATGGCACGTCTATGGTTGGTCTTATGAATCAAATCCAAGATATGCTTGACTTCCTTCGGTTCAAGATTAAATCCATTATGGCAAGGGATAAGGGTGTTGTATATTTGATGGATGGAAGCAAATTGAACAGCCTTACTGATAATCCGAAAAGGCTTATCAATGACTTTAGTGCTTTTGGTTTTAGCGTATACAATGGTGCATCAGGCGAGTATGGGGACGTTCAGTTTGGTGATGGTGAACTAATAAAGCCGCTTGACTTTAGGCTTGATAGCGCAGCAATAAACGTATACACCAACCAATATGCTTTCTTCCTTAATCAAATGGAGAAGATTGCATCATTAAGCGGCGTTGCTATGGGGCAACAAACAACCTACGTTTCGGAGAAGGTGAGAAAAGCCTCAATGGAAGCTGCATATACAGGACTGCTTTCCGAGTTTACCAACTTTACAAGGTACGAAGAAGAGATTTTGCAATACGCAGTAAACTTGTATATTTTGCTTTTAAAAGGCAAGAAAGAAAACATTGTTATTGGCAAGGAAGGTATTGATGTGCTTGATGTTGATGGAGAATGGACGTTGCAAGATGTTTTGATATACCTCAAAACAGACGATGTTATTGATGAAGAAAGAAAACTAAGCCTTGATGGAAAACTTCTTGCTTACTTACAAAATAGTGGAAACCCAAATAGCGCAGAAGCGTTCTTGACTTCAATTAAAATGATGAAGGCGGAAACGTATCAAGAGGCGGAAGATATTTTAGAGGACTATATCGAGAAAGCTAAAAAAGCCCTTGACGAAGCAAATGCACAAGCACAAGCAATGAAACTTGCAGAAATGCAAAACTATCAAAACGCTGTTGACAAACAAGAGTCGGGAGCAACGGCAAGAAAGGAAATGGAGGTTAACTCTAAAATGGCAGTTGAAGCAGCAAATCTTGAAGCAAAAGAACAAGAAATGCAGCAACCTTCGGCTTAAATTTTATACCTTTCTCTAAGGATTTGATTTATAAGTTCAGTTGGGCTTATATCTCTTTCTTGGCATTCTTGACGAAATTTTCTTAGTAAATTAGGACGAGGGGTAATTCTCAACAAAGAGGATTGCCCCTTTCTGCTTGTTGCAATTTTTTCCATTAGGCAAATATAGGCAATTAAACCGATATACATAACTTTCTTAATGTATAAGCCAAGGTATTTTTGTGGTTGATTTATAAAAACGAAAGCAAAATGGAAAACAGCAACGAAATGGACTGGACACAAAACCCAGCATTGACGCAAGCAATTGAAAGCAAAACCGTTCAACAAACAGAAGCTCCGAAAGGGGATTTGATGGAAGAAAAGGTTGAAACGATTGAAAGTGAAACAAAAGTCGAAAAACCTGTTGAACAAGCGAATCCTCAAGGGGAGCAAGAGCAGCAAATTGAAGTTAATAAGGCTGCTGAATCAAAGGATGATATTTTTGATGTTGATGATTCAGAAGTTTTTTCTCAAATCATTACCGACCCAAGTAAGGAGAAAGAAGTACAAGAAAACAAAATCAACCCAGAGGTTGAAAAGAAAATAAAGTTCCTTGAAGATTTAGAATCAGACCCAATTGCCAAATTGGTTATTGAAGCAAGATTAAGAGGCGAAGATGTTTATGAGGCTTTAGAGAAAGTAAAACCAATCAATGTAGAAAAACTTTCTATTGATGATTTGAAGAAAGAATACTTTAAAGAAGCGGAAAAAACATTAAAACAAATTGGACTTGATGAAGACGAGGTGAGGGATGAAATGGAAAGGGAGATGGACAAGTTCAATGATATGACAAGGCTTGAACAAGCTCAAAAGCTTGGCGACATAAAGCAGAAAATGATAGCGGAAAATGCCAAACGCTTGGAAGAAGCAGGCAACAATCCGTTTAAACAAGCAGCAGCCAAGTTAAGTGAGATAAGAAAGCAAAATATAGAAAACGCACAGGCAGAATGGGGGCAAATGAAAAAAGACCTTGTTGGTAAGTCGATGTATGGTTTGGAATTAACCCAAGAACGTATCGGCATGGTTGAAAAATTCATTCAACACCCAAACTACCCTCCCGTTTTAAACTCTGATGGCTCTATCAATATGCAAAAAACCTTCCTTTTGTACGGGCCTTATGCACTTCGGAATGATGTGTCAAAGGCAATAGCGGCAAAAGCAAAAGGTGAAGGCAAAGATGAAGTTTACAGAGAGGTGACACGCCCTGACGATTACACCACAAGGCGACCAAATTCACCAGCGTTGAACGGCAATACTGACCGCAAGACGGCATTAGCAAACACAATCGCAGAGGCGTTCGGTGGTGGCCTCGACAAATTTTAACAACAATTTTTAATCAAAAAAAATGGCACAAGCTTTAACCCCCAACACAAACCTGATTGCGAACGGTTTGACGCTTCCTTCGTTGGATAGCATGAAACTCGCCGCAGACATTTCAGGTCAATATTGCGAATTTATGAAAGTAATTTGGATGCTCAACTATGACCGTCCAATGGAAGAAATGAGTATTTCCACAGTTGATGGTAAACGTACAACTACAATTCTTCCTGACACAATCCGTACTGCTACCTTGGCTGCAAATGCAATTCCTCTTGGTGGTGGACAATTTCAAGTAACCTTTACAGACCCTAACTACTCTTTGTTCCGTGTTGACGACATCATCCGTGATACCTACGCCAACAAATCGGCTCGTGTGGTTAGCTTTGTACCAGGTTCGGCTATCATTACTGCTGCTGATGCAACAGGTATTAACGTAGCTTCTCAATTCCTTGCAGGACGCAACGTAACTTGTTTAGATGGTGTTCAATCTCCAAACCTTTACAGTTCTTCTCCTGATGGAATCTACAACGACCCAAGCCAACAATTCAACTACGCTAACATCGTTCGTGAAGGAGCGCAAATTAGCCGTCGTAATGGAGTTGATTCCACAATGGTTCAATTCAAAGGTAAAGGTTGGTACTTTGCTTATGAGCAACAAATGGTACAACGTATCTTCCGTGGTCTTTCTTTCCGTTTCTTGTTTGGCGACCGTTTCTCTGATGGTACTCGTAACTACAATGGCGGATTGGATTGGTTAATTCCAAACCGTGGTGGTTCAGTTTTCTCTTTGCCAACTCCATTTAGCTTGACTGACATCAACGATTGGATTCAAAAAATCATCATTTCAAACGCTACTCCAACTTTGGATATTTGGGCTTTCTGCGGAACACAATTTATGTTGAGATTTCAACAACTTGCTACCGCTAACGCCCAATACATTACCAACCTTGGCCCACGTGCGGAACTTAACGGTAAATCATTGGTTAACTACAACGTGATGACTTATAGCATTATGGGTGTAAACGTAACCTTTATGCGTCTACCTGTTCTTGACTACGCTAAAGCGTTCCCTGATGTATCAGTAAACGGTGGTTTGAAATCTTCTTGGACTTGTTATATGATGAACCTTGCCCCAATCCCAGGTGTGGGTGGTGGAATGTTGCCAGCTCTTGAGTTCTTCTACTTTGGCGCACAACCTGTATTCTATGGTTATGTTGCAGGAACAATCAAAGATTGGAACGGAGTAGCAGGCGGCTCAATGGGTTCAGTAAACGCCCTTGCAGGTGACGTGAATCTTGCCTCTTACCTAAGCGCAACTGATAAAGACGGTATTTCTGCCTATATCGGTGCTGACGTGGGAATTGACGCTCGTGACACTAAAGCAATGGTTAAATTCTACATTAGCGCATAATTAAGTAAACACATTTGGGGGCTTATACGCCCCCTTAATAAAAAAATCAAACAAAAAAATGACACCTCCAATAGTAAACATTCTTAACACCGTAACAGGTGCGGCTGATGCCACAATTACAGGTGGAAAAGTTGCTTTTCCAAACGTATCAGGTTTTCCTGTAATTGACTACTTGAAAATCAAGGATTCAGTTTTCAATCAATCAACTGTTTATACACCAGTAACTCCTGTTGTATTTGCCGCAGGATGCAAACGTGCCTTGCAAGAACAATCAGCAAGTTTTGACATCACCTTTACTGCTGCTAACAGCACAACTTATGCTTTTACAATTGAGCAAGTTGTAAACGAAAGATTGCAAGTTGTTCCATTTTCATTCACCTCTGATTCAACTGCTACTGCTGCTGAAATCGCAGGTGCTTTTGTAAGTGCAATCAACGCTGCAACTTCCTTGCGTGTAACTGCATCAGGAACAGGCTCTCCTATAACTGTTGTTGCTCAACCAATCGTAAATGGTGGAACTGCCAACTTTACAATCATTCCACAAGGTAACGTAGCCGTTGACTTGACAAAAAACGCTGCTTTATCGGCAGGTGGTGGAAGCGCAATTAGCGGTATTACCAATGCTACACCAAGAGTTGTAAGTGCTACTGCTCACGGCTTGAAAAATGGACAAACAATCGTATTGAGAGCTTGCGCAGGTGCGGGAGCTACTTCTGTAAACGGAATTGCTTTCCAAGTTCAAGTGGTTAATGCAAACTCTTTTAGCCTTGTAGGTTCAACAAATGCTGGTGCTATTACAGTTGCCGCAGTAGAGGTTTATTTTCCTGGTCAAGAGCCTTTGGGTCAATATGCTGATGTATTGAAAAGTCTTGTTGCCGCAGGAAGCACAAACTTGCCAACTGTTGGTCAGCAATATGCTCAAGTTAACCTTGTGTACAACACAGACGATACATCTTTGTTGAACACTCAAAGGGAAGACTACAACCAAGCAATTCTTTGGGTTAACCAAGGTTCTTCCACTACCGTATCTGCTGCTCCTGACGCAAACTACTTGCTTCTTGAAACGCAGGTTGCTACTATCTTGGGTGGTGGCGGAAGTGCTTACCTTGCTGTTCCAACTCCTTAATTTGTCTTAGCAAACTGAAAGCCTTATGGGGGGCTATTGACTTAGCCCCCTTTTTATTAATCAAAAAAAAGAAAGCAAAATGAAAAACAAAGTATTACCAGCAGGCACTTACATCGTTGAGGCCAACTCTTCTGAACTTACAGAAGGAACACACGTTATCCCAGGTGTATACAGGGATGGAACAAAAACCGTATATCTTCTTACTGATTTTGGAATTTCAGACGAATCGCCCGAAATAGGTTCAGGCAAAACCAAATGGAACTTGGAGCTAAAAAGGGGCTATGAATCGCATCCTTTTGAAATTACCATCACGGATATGGATGATGACAATGAGCGTTCAAGAAAAGAATCGTTCATTTTAGCTTTGCGTAGACATAGCCATTGCAACAATCCTGAAAACTCCAACTACAAATTTGTTACTCCATCGTTTAAGGTAATCAACAAGGCTGATAAAATCAATGAGCGTGTTGGAATTATCAAAGGCAAAGGAAGTGTATACAACTACATTAGCGACCTTACCTTTGAAGAATTGCGTGACCTTGAATTTGCGGAAGGCGGAAATGCTATTGGGAAAACATACGATGACCTTTTTGTGAAATGGGCTGATTTTGACACAAGCCCTGCAATGATTGACCCTGAAAACTTTATGAGGAAACAAAAAGGAAGCGACAGGGCTATTGAGGTTATTGTAAACAAAGCAATCAGGCTTCTTATTGTTGAACAAAGGGATGGTTACTATTATATTAGCGGTGAACTGATTGGTAAATCGGTTGCCGATGTAATTAACTATTGCAAAGAAAACACCGAGAAGTACGAAAAGCATATTCTACCAATGGTGAGAAAGTCGGATGTTCTTTTGGAAACTCCTGAAAAATCTGCAAGAATTGTTGCCAACCCAAACGAGGAAGCAAAACAAGAGCAAGCAAAAAGGGATGAATTACGCAAGATTTGTTTTCAAAAAGGAATCCATTACAACCATACTTGGACTTCTTCTAAGTTAGAGGCTTTGATTCAGGAATATGACAATGCTCCTGAGAATAGCACTTTAAGAAAAGAGGCTAAGATTATGGCTAAGGAAAACGAAAAGGTTGGCGAAAAAGTAAGGATGAAAACTGTTGTTGCCTATTTAAAAACCTACAATGTTCCCCACGTTGAGGGCGACACGTTGGAGAATTTAGAAAAGGCAATGAAAAATCATCAGCTTGAAAAAGCCGCCGCAGCACTTTAATATACACCCTCAACCCCTATGTATAAGCCGCTTTTAATCAAGGCGGCTTTCTTTTTGCCTAAAAACATCCACAACTTTAATTTAAGTGTAAAATAAGCTATATTTTTGCGTATACAACCATGACAGGCTTAGAACTAAAACGCATATTTGACCTTCAAGTCGACAAGGACTACACAGGCTATTGGGACAATATTAAGCTCAATAGAATCTTTGCAAGAGCCTTGATTAATGCGATGGAGAAGATTTATCGTAATTTGTCTGAACAAGGCGAATACGATGAATTAAGGGGCTTTATTAAAGTTAACAGAACCTTTACCCCCGCAGCGTTTAATATTCTGTATACGGACATAACCGCTACTGCTACACCAAACATACAGGACTACTACCACTTGTTGCACGTTAGCGCACAATTTAACGAGCCGCTTTATAATGTAAATGTTGTTTCAGCAACCAACGCAAGTCCAATAGTTGTAACCTTTAGTGGTCAAAACAATATACGGACAGGAGATAAGTTGTTTTTTAGTGGTGCTGTTGGCAATACTAACCTTAATGGTTTAAGGTATCCGAAAAAGGTAAAGAACAATGTGTTTGCTTTATACCTGGACGAGAACTTTCAAACCCCAACCACAGGAAACGGAGCGTACACAACATTGAGCGCAAGCGTAGCGAGGTATTGGTATGAGGCTTGTCAAAGGTATTTTTCTGACAGAAAGAATACGCAGTTTGGTTCACCCTCAGCAAGCAATCCAAAGTTTGAACAACAAAATGGAACGGCTTTAACGCCAACTATGATTTTGTTTCATCCGTTAACCTTGCAATGCAACCAAGTTAGCGTAGATTATATTTCTCAACCTCCACAAGTTATTGACGTTGCTGACAATGTAATTGACCTTGAAAGGTGGTACGACAAAACAATGCTTTACCTTGTTGTTGAACAAGCCTCTTTATTGGCTGCACAACAAATAAGGGATGGTGAACTTTATCAATCTACGGCTGCTCAAATAGTACAACAATGACAGGAAACGAAGTATACGAAAGATTTGTAAGGCTTGCATCTGCTGGTATTCAAACCGACGAAAGCCGTTGGGATGAGCCTTATGTTCAAAACCTTGTTGACACTTGTAGGGCAACTGCTATACAAACGATTTATGTAAAGACTAAAATCATTCACCCCAATTGGGTTCAAGAATTGAATTTAGAATTTAGCGAAGATTTGCAAGAGGATAATTGTTTTCAACGATTTGAATGTCCGATGTTTGTTTCTCTTGATGGAAGCACTCAAGGGCTGATGTTTGCAGGAAGCCAAAGAAACAATTGCACAATTCCTGTTGTTCGTACAAGAGCAGAACTTGGAATTTATCAAAACAATAGGGTTACAGCAAACAGAATGATGGGGTTGTATGTTTACCCTTACCTCGATATTTACCAAAAGGGCATAATGCTTGAACAAGTAAGAGTTAGTGGCGTATTTCAATATCCATTTCAACTTCCTACATACAACAAAATGATTGACGAATATCCTGTTACAACGGATGTTCTTGAAATAATGGAAGAAATTTGGGTAAATAAACTTAAAGTTATTATGGCAACGCCACTTGACATTTTGCCTGATTCAAAAGAAACCCCAGCAACACTACCTAAACAATGAGCGAAATTCACGGAACATACGCAAAGGTTAGTATGGATGAGGTAATCCAACAAGCTAAATCTGAACTTGATATTGAGAACACGACCCAATGGGATTTGTTTTTGCAAGTTGAGGGAGAGGAAGCTGTTAGAAATCTTAATTGCCAATCGCTTGTTTACAAAAAGCAAGAATGTATTGATATTTGCGAGGGGCAAACTCCGTTGCCTTGCGGTTTTTATAAGTTTTTAGGATTAAGGTACTACGACCAAAGGTTGGGTAATTGCCAAAAAGTTATTTATGCAGACACAATGTTTTTAAATGCAGAGGGTTGCAATAATTGGCCTTTCCCTGCGGGAGAAACAAGTTGGTTTACCAAAAATTGGTTTACCGCAATGCAGATAGTAAACGGAAAGATGAGTTTTGTTAATGGACACGGTTTTGACAAAGCTGTTATTGCTTACCTTGGCTTTAATGTGGACGAGAACGGACACCTTATAATATACGAACACTACGTTAGGGCTGTTAAGGCGTATATGAAATATCGCTTTATGATGAAAAAGCCGCAGAACTATGTTCGTATGCAAATTGACGATGCTATGGCAGAATGGAAGGCGCAAAAAAGATTTGTTAAAGGGGAGGACAATGCCTTTAATGCTGATTTATACAGAAGGGAGATTATGGCAGCAATGACCGCTTTAATTGTTTCACCGACAATACCAACTTGGACTTATTAAGATGCCTGAACAATCAGTTGTACCTATTGGAAATTTAAACCTTGATGTTGATATAGCAAGGATTAAGGATGGCGATTATTCAAACGCTTTGGATATTACTTTCATAACAGACGAAGGTGGGTCAAGTGTTAGTGCTGAAAACCAATATGGAAACAAGTTTTCCTTTAAGTTAGGAAGTGTTGTTCCGCAGGTAAAGAAGTTTGTGATAAATATGCCCTCAAGCACGATTCCAAACGATATTCATTCTGCAACAGTATTTAGAAGCAACGGACTGCCTTGGTTTAGTTTTAATTTTTATTATCTTTCAACCCAAGCGGCAACTATATTAGATTTTGAAAGCGAATTTATATCTGAAATAAACGTAGCAGCTTCTTCGCCTCCATTCCCTTTTCAATCGTCTTTAAGCGGTGGGGTTTATTCTATTTGGCTTGCACAGGACGGTCTTGATTGGAATATCCTTATTGATGGAGTTCCGCAAACAATTATTCAAGAGCCTGTTGGTAAACCTGGAATATTTAAACCAATAGGAAGTTCGTATATTGACAACGACCTATTTGTTTGGTCTTGTGTAACTGATGATGAACCTTTGAAAGTTGACGTTGTAAATAGTCAGCAATTAGGGCAAATGATTGTCGTAAACACAGTTCCCTTTGCTAATCCCTATATCGGTTTACAACACGTTTATATTAGCGGAACAAACAATGGAATGGACGGGGCTTGGCTTGCTCAAAATAGCGTTGGTAGTCCTTTTTCATTCTTGCTTATTGGAAGCCAATGGACGGTTAATTCAAGCGGTGGAACAATACTTATTGGAACAGAAGCGATAGGAGAGCTTGGAGTTGCTCAATATACGGAAGGAACAGATTCGTATACATACACAAGACTTGCAAGGTCAAGGAAATTTAATTTTGTTTCAAAGCATCAAATTGACGCTCGTCCAACCGAAAGGAACATAAGAAGTACAAATTTCTATTGGACTGACAATTACAACCAACAAAGGTGTATGTACTATAAAGGTGCATATATTCAAGATGGTTTTATTTCTTATTTTAACCCTTTAGGGCTATACGAGTATCAAACGCTTAATGAAGAAATACGTTCGCAAGTAATTGCTAATTTTAAGGTTCAATTTGTTTCGCAAGATTCAACAGGAGGTGCAGTAAAGGCAGGAAATCATAGGTACGTTGTAAGAGCAAGGAGCGGGGGTAGAAATAAGACTGAAATATCATTACCATCAGGACTTGTAAACGTATACGCTCAACCAAATAGCAACTTAGCTTTGGGTTCGGAAGTTGGAACGGTTACTCCAAAAATAAACAACTTGCTAATTACAAACATTCCACCTGGCGTGTTTGAGGAAATTGAACTTATTGATATTCTTTACAGTTCAAGTTTTGGTTTAATTAGCGCAACGGTTGTCAATATTTTTCCTTTAGGCATAGATGATATTGAATTAAAAGTAAGCCATACAGGTAATGAGGCGGGTTCGTTTGGAATTGATTCAACAGAACTTCAATATATTACAGAGATTTATAAAACCGTAAAAAGCAATCAAGTGATTGACAATAGAATGGTCAACACAAATGTTACTTTATACGAAGAGCTTGACTTGTCGGAGTTTTTTAAAACTTGGAAACATAGTATCATAAGGCAAACGATAAATGATAGTGGAAATTTTTTCAGTAGATTTGATATTCAGTATAATTCAAACTCTATTGGCAATCTATGCTATCCTTCAAAAGCTAATTTAGCCTATGGAGAATATCAAAATCCTTCAAATGTAAATTCAAATATGAGCCTTATGTTGAATGAAACATATAGGTTTATGGCTGTTTGCAAAAGAAAAGATAATGGCCAACTTACTTCTGCTTTTTGGATTGATGACATTTGTGTAAACAATAGGGGTGTAAATGAAAATGCCCTTGGTTTGCCTATTACAGTAAATAGAAGGGTTGCTACGGTTGCGGATGCTGATATTGTTGTCCCTGCAAGCGGAGCGGGTTCGATAGGCTTTCAAAATGTAATATTTGCCTACGATAGCGGAGCTTTGCCTGGTTCTCCATTGATTTATAATTATGGGCAAATATATTACGCAGGACACGGACTACAAACGGGGGATACTGTGTTTGTAGCAAATTTTACAGGAGCGGGTGCTGTTGCAAATGGGATAGATGTCGGTGCATATTTTACAGTTAGTGTTATTTCTTCTGATACCTTTAATTTAAACGGATGGGTTAATGCTGGTAATGTTTTTTCAGTTGGCTTGACTTCTTATTGGGCTACTGCCGTTGCTCCATCGGGCAACCTTCCGCAGAATTATGGATGGAATAATTTAATGGTGTATAGCTATGGTGTTGAGTTTAGCGGATTCGACCTTGCCTTTCAAATTGATGGTAAACCATTTTATGAGTTGTTTGATGAGATTTATATATTTAGAGCAGATTGTGTTCCCGAAATACTTTATACAGGAGTTTTAGTTCCATCTGTTTCGGGCAGAATATATGTTCCTGAATATAAATTTGGGCATGGCGATGGTGGTTTATTGACCGATTTTTTTGATGCACAAGGAAGTCATCCATATCAAAGCGGGGGGTCAACCGACCAAGAGGCTTACAATTCGGGAGATTATACTTCTTATCCTGCCCAAGGAACAGGCGGAGCTGACTACGAAAAATATACGGCTCAATGTGCTTTTTATAGCCCCGACCACGATATGGTGGGCAATAATGTTGACAGGTATTTCGCTTCTGATATTATTTTAAATTATGGGCCAATGAGCTTCATAAGAAGTTCAAACGGTTTAGGTAAAATTGAAAGCGGAGGTAAAAACCCTTGGCATTTAGATACAGCAATGGAACTTGCTTGGCTTCAAAGGCCACAATACCCTAACATAATGCAAAATTTTACGGGTGCTGGTTTTGTTGAAAAAGGCGGAGTGTACACAAACCAAGGTTTTCCTAATTATGTAAAGAAGCAAGTTTATATTGTAGACCCTTCTCAGCCGAATAAGGGTACAACAAATTTTGACCTTGCACCTTCTTGGTTTTTTGACTTAAATCAACCCTTATGGACTTGGGGTAGCGACCCTATACAAAACGGTTATTTAGATACAATTTGCTATGGTCAATATTACAGGCCAAAAGCTTACGATATAAATAATCCCGAAGCAAATAAATACGGAAGTTTCAAGCAAACAGTAAGTTATTATACGGGATTTTCTTTAAACGTACAACAGTATTCAACATTTGCAGGTCAACAATTTCCTACAAATATTGTTCAAGTTTATGGCGGAGATGTTTACAATCAAAAGTATTTTCACAAAGTAAGAATACCTGTTTCAACCGACCAATCTGGTTTTGTTGACACGACTTATTGGGTTGGCGGAGGCGGAGCTTTAATTTACTATTCACAAAATAGGCACAACGCAAGAATGATTAGGGACGTGAATGGTGATGGCGATGCTCAATTTCCTATTTCAAATTATGGAGGATGGTTAAGCCCTCAAAAGTCTGCTCGTCCTGTATATGACCCTACCTATGATTATTGGACAAGTGTTAAACAAAAATTAGGCTACTCAACTGATGTTCGGGACTATGCCGCCCCATCCCGAACTGTTTACTCCGCTTTAAAACCTCAAGACGGAACGTATGATGGTTATAGGGACTTTCAGCCACTTGACTTCCTTGATGTTCCCCTTACGGATGGGGAAATAACCCATCACGAAAAGGTAAATGGCGAGTTGTTTATACAGCAAGTTAAGAAGTGGCTTAAATACTTCTTCAACACAAGGGGTGAACTTCAAGTTACAGGCAATTCAACTTCAATTGCAATTGGCGATGGAAGCGTTCTTTCTCGTCCACCAATCGAACTTTCTGCCTATGGTTCAAGAAACAAATGGTCTTTTATAAAAGGCAAAAGCGTTGGAGGGCAAGAAGTTGTTTACATATTTGATTTGACCTCAAAAGCTATCATCAGATACGCTGGGGATGGCACAAGGAACATTTCTCTTGAAAACAATATTGACAGCTTTATACGCAATAATACACGCTTTTTGGATGGTGTTGATACTCCCGCTTGGAAGTATGGTATTGCGGCGGTGTGGAACGAAAAAAGAAAGGTTGCCATTTGGACTGCAAGGGCTATTAACCCAACAAAGCCGATATGGTTTGTAACACTACCTTATCAAGTTGGCGACATAGTTTGGTTTGGCGACAACAATACAGATGCAGGATGGGAACAGTTGCCTGCGTTTTTTGAATGTATACAAGCAAACAATGGTTCTTTATCCAACAAGCCATTAAGTGGTGCTGATTGGCAAGACTATTGGGTTCAGTTACCTTTGTCCGACAATAGGGTTTATAATGTTTGGACGTTAGAATTTAACGAACTAAAGAATGGATTTAGTACCTTTGGCACTCCAAAACCTAAAATCTATATGCCATTTAGAAATACCGTTCTTACAGGCGACCCAAGGGTTAGTTTTAGCTTGCAGTATGAACAAGATATTTACGAGCAAGACAATGGCGAAAAGGGTGTTTGGTATGATTACAGAACTGGTGAGGGGCTTTATGCCGATGGTTTTATAGAGCTTGTTTTTAATTCACAAACGCAGGATATTAAACATTATTTAGCCCTTCGTGTAAATAGTTTGATAAAACCTTTTAAATTTGAACTTTTTACGAAAAAGAATCAAACTTTCATGTTGGCTTCGGATGTTGAAGAAAGGGAGGATTTGTTCTTTACTGCTGTAAAAAATGACTCTAATACGCCGCCGTATATTGGTCAAAACGACCAAGATACTTCTGCTATTTTTGGTCAATATGTAAAAATTAAAATGTACTTTGAAAAAAGAACAAGGCAATATTTAACTGATTTGATGGTAAGGTTTAAATTTAGTCCAAGAAACTCAAATAAGTAAAACAATGGGATTAACTGAATTAATAATCGGTGCTTATCAGGTTGATAAAGGCAAAAAAGCTATGAAAGCTTTGGAGGCTAAAGGAGTCGACCCTTTATCTCCCGAATATTTAAAGATGCAAGGTGTTGCAGAAGAAATGGCAAGGAGGGGTTTTAGTCAGCAAGAAATAGAGGCGTATATGAACGAGCAGCTTTCTGCCTCAAATGCCGCCTTTAATGCTCAACGCAATATGGCGGGGGGCAATCTTGCTCAAGCGATGGGTGCAACCCAAGTTTTGCAAATGCAAAAAGCAAATGCTGCAATGGCGGCTAAGGATGCAGAATTAAAAAGGTCAAATGTTCAGACATTGTTTAACGTATATCAAACGCTGCAACAACAAAAGAACATAAACCAAGAAAGGTTTGATAGGCAAATGGCTGCTGCAAATGCCATTGCTGCTGCTGGAGCGCAAAATGTTGCAACAGGGATAACTGATATTAAAAACACAGTTCTTGGTGCGTTTACGGCTGGCGCAGGCAATACAGGGCAAAGTGGCTTCAAAACACCAGACCCTTATCAACAATCGCCAACAACAACAACGGCATCTAACCCAATGGCAAGCAATCCTGAAATTAATATTTCTTCTTATCAAAGCCCATACGAAGGGCAACCGTATAACCCTTACGATATAGGAGGATTTTCAGGCAATAAAGGATTTTAATTAAATGGCATACGTTATATCACCATACGCACAACCTGCGATACTGCCGAGAGATAATACGGGGGTTCAACTTGTTTCTGAAATTGCCAAAGCTGGCTATGCTCGCCGTATGAAGGAAATGGAGAACAAGATGAAGTTGGAAGAAGAGGGAAGAAAGGCTTTTGATGAAGCGTATAAATATGCAAATCTTGATTTAAGCAAGGTTGACCCAATTTATCACGATGAGTTAAAGAGGCAAGCAGATGCTTTGGCTAAAGGAATGATTGAGGCTTACAAGCAAAATCCTGCATCGTTTAAATACAATACCGCCATTGCAGACGAGGCTCGGAGGCTAAGTACAATTAAAACGCAAAGGGAGGCTCAAAGTGCTGACATACAAAAGTCTATGGATGCGAGAAGGCAACTTGAAAAAGAAGGCAAGTTTGATGTAGCATTTAACGAGCTTGGGCAAGCTTACTCGGCTTGGCAAAATGCAACAGACCCTGCTGAAAAAGCTAAAAAACAACAGGAGTTTATTGAAAGATACACTTCTGGCGATTTGAACATAGCAACGCCTAAAGTTGAAGATTATACTTGGGCGGGCAATGTGGCTAAAGAAGCTAAAGATTTAATACAAAGTCAACAAGGCAGAAAATTAGATTACACACAAAGGAAAACATTTGAAGATGTAATAATGAATGATGAACGTAAGAAATCATCATTAGCAAAACAAATAGGATTAGACAGTTCAACACCCGAAGGCGAACAAGAACTTAGAAAAAGAATTCAAAGCTATTTGCCGTCAGGTGAAAAACCAGCTCCGCAAGGTGGGGGTTATGGATTAGGTTATGCTTCTTCCATAACAAATCCAACACCTGGCAGAGTGGATTTTGGTATGACTACGGAAAAACAAGGGGGAGGAACAATGACGGCACAATCTTCTGTTACCTCGCCCGCTCAAATTACTTTTTCTACTGCAATGCCAACAACGCTTGTTCAGCCATCAGTTTCATATGGCCTTGAAAATGGGAAAACATTAAATAACGATGCCGATTTTAAGGATAACAAGCTGTTTGAGGTCGCTTTGAGTAAAGTTGCTTTATTGCCTGTATATAAAAAGGGTGTTACAAGGAAAGGCGGGGTTGACGTTTCGGGAGAAATTGTTGACGACTTGAATCTTAATGATGAAAGATTAAATGGCAAATATGAGTATAAGGTTTTTGCAATAGGTCAAGGAACGAAGGAAATTGGTGAAGATAGCAGAGACAAGCAATTGATAACAAAAGATTTGTATATACCAATAAACCAAGTAAAAGACGCAGTTTGGGATAAGCTTGCTCAATCAGAAAAGCAAAGCGTTATGAAGAACATTTTTGATATGAAGGAATTGGCGAGAGATTATAATTCTAAATTAAAAAGCCCAAGTAGCGAAAAGCCTGCTGCTGAAAAGCCGAAGGGTGAATATAAAATTACCATGCAGTACAAGGGGGCTACTTATGGCAGAAATTCAGAAAAAGACCAATGGGTTAAAATAAAATAATGGAAGATTTAAACAACCTACCCGAAACTTTACCTGCGGACTTCAAGTTTGACGAAGCGCCCGAAACGCTTCCTGCTGATTTTAAATTTGATTCCGAGGCTGAAAAAAAAAATTCTATTGGGAACGCTTTACCGACTGGTGGCAAAGTTGGGGTATCCGCAACCCCTTCTACTGGAAATGAAGTTGCTGGTTTGCTTGGTGTTAAACCGATTAAGCCAAGTCAATACGCTGCTCCTACCCCATTGGTTGAAAAGGCAAAAACGATTGTCGAGCCTGTTGCAAAGGGGCAAGTAATTGACGAAAAAAACAAAACTATCATTGAGCCAATTTTAATAAAAATTGGACAAGAAAAAGACCAACCATTACCCGCTTCGTTCGACAAAACGACTTTTGATAATTACAACAGAACCTTTGAGGATTACAAGCAAAAAAATAAATGGCTTGGTGATGCTATAAAAAACAACACTTTAAATTACTATGTAAACAGCGGAGGTGCTTTAAGCGACTTGGGCAACATAGCAAGCGGAGTTTTATCTGCTCCTGCTTACAAAAAAGCGGAAGAAGAATATAAAAAAAGCCCAAGTTATGCTCAATTTGCAAAACAAATACAACAATCTAAAAACGCTTTCTTTGAAGCAAAAGCAAAAGCCGACAAAGAAACTGAAAGACAATCAGAAGCTATTGCACAATCATTAGGCGGTTGGGGTTCTTTAGTTGACAAAGTTGGCAATGCTGATGTTGAAAAAATAAGGGAAGGTGTAGATTCTTTCCTTGAAAAAAATAAAATTGAATCAGATAGCCCAATAGCTTACAAACTTAGAAATGAATTAAAAGCCCAAGCCGAATTTAAGCAAATTGAGCCAAAGATTAATAAGGAATTTGAGGCTCAATATCAAAAACTTTATGGCACAACGCCCGAAGAAGATATTAAAAAGGAATATGGCGTAACAGTTGAAAAAGCCAAAGGTATAAAGGCGGCAAAGCAAGAACTTGAAAAGAAAAGATTATTGGAAGACAAAGCTCTTGAAGCTGAATTTAAACCCGAATACGAAAGCCTTGGTTCTTCATATAAGGCAAAGACAACGGAAATAGACAGCCAAATTGAAAACGACCCTGAACTAAATTCTTTTGCACAACAACTTGGCCAAGAAAGGCAAAGTAGATATCAAGCAATGGTTGACAACGGGCAAATGTCTGTTGAACAGGCTAATGCAGAAATGAATAGTCCTGCGTCAATAGAAGAGGAGAAAAAAAAGATATTGCAGAAGGTTAATGAAAAATATGGAAAGGTTTACGAAAGTGCTTTTGCTGAATATCAAAAAAGCTTAAATGAAGTTGGTTCTCGTTACAAATCTGCTTATAGGCAACAAGAAAACGCAAGGGTAGAACAAGCAAACAAAAAGATACAATCAGAAATTGAATCTTTGAAAGGACAATTTGAAATAAGCCCTGCCTTAATTGAGAAAAGAAAGAAGGCTTATGGCGAAGCTTATACAAAAGTTTCAGAATCAGGATTGAAAGCGGAAATTGCGGCAGGCAGAACTTTGCCATTTTTGGCGCAAGCAGGAATGTCGTTATTAATGGGTCTTGGAGGTGGATTAAAGGGCGTTGGTGCTGAATTTGACAACAAAACGCTGTATGACCTTGGTGAATCGCTTGAAAGTGATTTCAAAATCAATGTAGGCGAATCTAAAGAGTTTTCCGATTGGCTTGATTCAAGCAAGTTGACAGTTGGCACGGGTAACATTATTGGCCGTATGATTCCTGGTATTGGATTAACCGCCGCCGCTGCCGCTTTAACAAAAGATTGGGGATTAACAGCAAGGCTTGCAACAACGGCTGTTACAAGTTTCGCTGCTGAATCTTCAGATATGGCAGGGACAATTAGGGATGAAGTTTTACAATCAACTGGCGACCCTGCAAAAGCGGATGATGCCGCAAGGGATATGTGGAGGTCGCAATTGTATCTATTCCCTTTGTATGGGATTGAGGGTGCGCCATATATTGATGAATTTTTTACTCAATTAGGAAAAAAAATTGCGCCAAAGATTTTTGCAGAAACGGCAAAGGGTGCAAGAAAAACACTTGGACAATGGGCAAAAGAAACTGCTGTAAAAACATTAGCAGGTGGCGTTGGTGAAACTATCACAGAAATAGCCCAAGAGTTTCCTCAAAACATAAACGAAGAAGCTATTAGAAACGGAAAAGAAATTAAAGGAATTGTTGACCAAATTGACGTTTACAATGAGGGCGCAACCCTTCCTAAATTAAAGGAAACAATTGTAACGGTATCGCCTTCTACGTTAATAATGGGTGCTACTCCTGTTTTTGTTTCTTCTGCTTACAACAAAGCAAAAAGCAGTTATTATGAAAGGAGTGTTGACAATTATTTAAACTCTGCTTCAATAAGTGCTTCTTTAGAAACAAGCCCCGAACAATATTTGTTTAACATTAACAGAGAAAAGGGAAAGAATTTTACAGGAACGCTTTTAAATACTTTATTTACAAGTGGGAAAATAAGCGAAAGCGAGTTTGATAGGCTTAGTGAGAAGATGGTAAATATGGAAGCCTATAATGAAGTTGTCAAAAAGGCCAAAGCAAAAGGCACTGAAATTGGTAATTTAGTCGGATACAGGCTTTATGACCAATATATCTCTGCAACTCAAGCTTACGAATCTGAAAAGGATGAACTTGCAAAAGAAGTTCTGAAAAAACAAGCAGATGAAGCAAAGGCTCAATTTGTCAATCTTTTGCAAGGTAAAGGGGCAAATATTTCTGTAATGACTTTAGGTAACGGACAGGAATACGCCTTTTTGCCTGACGAAATGATGTTTGCATTGCAGTTTCCAAATATTAGGGAAAGTATTAAAAATGGCGACATTGGAGTGGTTGTTGGTGGTGACAAAGCAGTTGTTGGCGATTTGTTAAATGAATTAAATTCGTTAGAAAAAGAGCCGCAAGTTGAAGAACCCACCCAAGCTCAAGAAGTTGTTGTTGAAGAAAAACCCATACCAACAGAAGCTGTTTTAGTTGAAAGGCAAAAAGAAAAAAGGGATGCTGAAATTGAGGAAGTTCAAGCGTTGCGTGATGACTTGGGGCAAGAAGTTGAACTTATCAACGACATACCTTCTTTTATTGACGATGTGATTGATAGGATTGACCTTGGAATGATGGTTGCGCCTGAAATGCTAAGTGATGCAGTTGGTGAACTTGACAAGCAATTTGACAAACTTCAAGAATATAAAAACGACCCATCAAGAACACACACAACTGCTCAAATTGATGCAATGATTGATGTTCTTTCTGCGGTTAAAACAGAGATTCAAGATTATCAATTAAAACAATCAGAAAATGAACAACCAACAAAAACCGAGCCTACAACTGAGGCTGCTCCGAGCGTTGAGCCAAGCCAAACAATCGAAACAAACCAAGTAACTCAATCACAAACCACAAATACAAACCAAAATGAACAAAAAACCAAAATTGGGGAGCGGGGAACGCTTCAAGAAAATGACCAACAAGTTGGAGAAGGAGGGCAAGTTCAAGGAATCAGCGAAGAAAATCGCGGCATCAGCGGGGATGAAAGCCTACGGGAAAGCCAAGATGCAGAAGATGGCACAGGCGGGCAAGAAGAAAATGTAACGGAACAAGGGGGTGTAACAGCCCCCTCTCCTAAAACACAACCCAATGAAACAAAAACAGAACAAGAAAAGCCCCTGCTGGAAGGGGTACGAAATGGTGGGAATGAAACCCAAGGCGGGCAAGAAAGTACCGAACTGCGTGCCGAAGCCCAAAACCAAGAAGAAGTAAAAGCAACCATTGCAGATGCCGTAGCAAAGTTTTATGCTATTGAAGGCAAAGGTTCTCAAAAGCGTGAGGCAGCAAAAGCGTATAGGCAAACTTTAGAAAAAATGCCAACGGTAAAAAACATTTTTGACAATATAAAGCCTATATTTGCACAACTTGAAAGAGAAGGAATTATAACAAAATCTAAAGAATGTCCATAATGATACTCGATTCTCCAATGATGGTTATGCCTGAGTTTCCAAAAAAACTTGACGCAAAGATTGTTAGCCTTTTAATGCCACGTTTAAATGACGAGTACAAGGCTTTCTACTTCTACCGAGCCGCTTCAAATTACTGCAAAGGTGTAGGTTACGAAAAAGCCGCAGAGTTCTTTGCAGCCGAATCTCTTGATGAACTTTCCCACGCAAAGGGTATTGAAACATACCTTGTTGATTGGAACATTGACGTTAATTTGCCTATCGTTGAAACCCCACAAATTGTTTTTAGTGGACTATTTGAGGTTCTTGTAAAGGCTTATGAACTTGAGTACAACCTTTGGAAAGAGTACAACGATACTTCTGATGAGATTTTTGGCAAAGGCGATATTGCCACGTTTAACTTCCTTAGAACATATACGGATATACAAACCAAGTCTGTTGCTGAATACAGCGACAAGCTCAATATGCTTCAAGGGGTTAATGTGATGAGCAAGTTTGAACTTCTTACTTTAGAGAAAAAATTATTCTAATATGGCTTGCGAGGTCAAATACCAAGGGCAGACACTTTCTTTTGAAGAGTTTGCCGAAAAGTTGCATAATGGACTTTTGGACGAATTTATTGCCCAAGGTGTTGTTAAGAATGTACCAACCATAAAATCAATTCAAGATGCCGTACAAAAGCAAAGCGCAGAGGGCGTTCTTTCACGCCAACAAGGAGAAGCTGGAAAAGCAGGGGGTGAACGTCAAGGAATGGGACAAGGCAAGCAAGGGCAAGAAGCTGCCAAGCCGAGCAAAGAAGAAATAACTTCCGCAGAAGCAACGGTTGCTCTTGATGAAGAAACCGAACTATTGCTTGAAGGACTTGCCGCAGAAAGGAGAAGGGCGGGCAAATATACAGTTGACGGAGTAACATATACAAGAAACGAAAAAGGACAAGGCATTGTTTCGGAAGAAGGTGGGGATGTTAGGTTTACAAATGAACCTGGCGGTGGTGGCGTTGTCGTTCCTTTCAGATACAAACTTGTTGAAGCAAACACAGTTCAGCCTTCACACGAAGGAGGTTTGAGAAATCCAAACTTCTTTATACCCGAAGCGCAACCTAAAAATAGGAACGACCAAGCAAGTTTATTGGCGGAGGATGATTTTGCCAACAACCCAAGGTTTGGCGAGCTTGGACAAGATACAGGGGCGTATAAAGGTGCGCCCGTTGTAAACGAAAGGGGTGAAGTTATTCAAGGAAACAACAGGGCTGCTGGACTTAAAAAGGGATATGCTGTTGGCAATAAAAAGTACAAGCAAGACTTAGCTGCAAATGCAGAGAAGTTTGGGTTTACCAAAGAGCAAGTTGAAAGCATGGAAAACCCCGTGCTTGTTCGTGAAGTTATTGTAACTGATGAAAAAGCTATTGAACTTGGAAACTACGATGTAAAAGACCTTGAAACCGCAGGAAAAAGAAGGATTGACCCTTCTGCCCTTGTTCGTAGGCTTCCTTCAAAAGTTAAAGCGAGCCTTGCTAAAGTTATTTCAGCAGGGGAAACGATTAAAGAATCTATTAAAGAAAATGCGGATGAGATTTATCAACTTATACGTCCGTATATCAATACAAGTATTGCCAACACTATAATCACAAATGGCAAATTAAATTCTGTTGGTATTGAGGACGTTGAGGGCTTATTTACGCAGTTCTTGTTTCAGAATGGCGACCCTAACCTTCCTCAAATGTTTGAAGGTTTGTCTAATACGCAACGTGAGGGTATTAAAAAGTCTTTACCATACTTGCTAAGTGCAGGAGCAGGCAAAAGTATCATACCCGATGTTCAAGAAGCGATAATTGCTATTTCCGATTTTATGGCAAGCGGTAGCTCTGATTTTAATGCTTGGCTTTCTCAAGGGGATATTTTTGTAGACAACAAAACGCCAAAAGATATTTATTCTCCGCTTGCTTTAAAGATTGCAGAGATATTAAATACAGCCAAAACACAAGCCGATATAGTTGGAACTACTACAAGGTCAAAAACAGAACCAACATCTTTTGTTAAGTATAGCGAATTGACAAAAGGAACAGAAGCGGGTTTATTTGAGGAAGCTAAAGAGGGTATTTCAAAAAAAGAAGCAATAAAACAAGCATTTAATGTAGATTACAATGAAAGAAAAACTTATTCAAATAGTCAAAGAATCGAAGAAAAGGCTTATAGAAAGCAAGAAGAAGAAAACTCAGTTAAGCAAAAATATAAAGATGACCTTGCCAAAGGATTAGATAATTTAATTACTAAGCTCGGAGGAAAGAAAAATATAACACCAGAAGAAAGAACTTTTATAATAGAAGATTTACGAAATATAATAAAAGGTCTTGTTGGGTTAACTTATGAGGAAATAAAAGAAATGGTTGTTCCTGCTTTGAAAAAGTTAGGATTAACTTCTCGTGAAGTTGACGATATTTTAGTCGAAGCAACTACCGAAGAAAGAAGAAGGCCAGACTATTCAGAACCTTCTTTAGAAAGAGAAACTGAAACAAAGAAAAGTAGAACATTAGAAACGGTTGAAACTTTTTCTTCAAAAAGAATAGCGGAAAGAATTAAAAAACTTGAAAACTATTACTACAAAGTTCTTCCAAATGAAGAAGTTAAAGCTGCCGTAAATAAGATTTTTGAACTTTATTCTGTCGAAGAAATCGCTGACGATTTCCTTAACCCTGATGTAAATTCAAAAATGTATGGGCCTGTAAAAACGGTAATAGGTCTTGAACTTATGAAACGATTCAGTAAGGAAAAGAACTATGAAATGTTTAACAAGGTCGCAAATGAATATGCAGAAATAGCAAAAGAAGGGGCAAGAACAATTCAAATTATAAACATATTTGATATTGTAAAATCAATGGGAGGGATATTTGCTAAATTAAAAGCAAAGGAAATTATACAAGAAAGAAACCAAAGATTGCGCGATTTGAACAAACAGAAGATGGAGCAAATTGCTATGCAACTTAAAAATGCAAATACGCAAGCAATAGATGAGGCATTAGGCGATGAAAAGATAAGGGAAATAGTTGGCAAGATTTTACAAAAATATGCGCCCCAAACAACAACAACTGATGAAAAACAAAAAGAGGCGAGTAAAGCAAAATCAAAAACAAATCTTAATGAAGGTAGGATAAAAGAGCTTATTGATAAAAAGAAATTATTAAAAGAAAAAATAAAAAAAGGCGGCTATTTTACAAGCGGAGGAATTACGCCAGAGCTATTCGAGCTTGCTGCTACAAATATCGAATTAGGTACAAGAACATTTGCTGAATTTTCAAAGCAAATGACAAAGGATGTTGGTAAGGCTATTAAACCATATTTACTTGAATTATACAAAGAAGGCAAGTCTATATTAAAAAATCAAGGACAAGACGTTTCTGATACAACAAGTAATGTTGACGCATCTTCTGAATTTTCTTCTATGTTTGAAGATAAGGACATAAAAACCCTTGTTGGTAAAACTATACAAGAAAATCTTGAAACTATATTACGCAAAGGACTTGGTGAATCTCAAAGAAGTAAAACAATAAAAGAAATCACCGACAAGCTTGGACTTGAGCCGTCTGACGCTGCTTCTATCGTTGATAAGATAAATTCAGAGTTTGACAAAAGGGTTAAAAATAAGCAAGAAGGCATAAAGAAAAAGCTATTAAAGGGTCTTAATAAACAAACAAGAGAGAGGAAAGAGTCTTGGGAAAAATTAGCAGAAGCGTCAAGGTCGGGAATTTTATCTGATGAAGAATTAAAGCCTTACTTAGAGAAAGCTTTTGGTATAGAAGAATTAAGCGAAAAGGACGCAAATGAAATAGAAAGGATTGCAGATAATATAACAAAGTTTCCAGAAGGCAGCCCTTTTCAAACAAGGGAAATTTATAGGCTTGCTCAAAAATTAAACTCTTTATCTCCTTTTACTTTTTCTGAAATTATGACTTCCATTTTTTACGGAAACATACTTTCAGGGCCTAAAACCCAAGAAGGCAACTTTGTTTCAAACTTATCAAAAGCAATAGAATTATTATCCATTGACACTATAAGAGCTATTTCAAAGGGTGATTATAGATTTTTAGGCACAGCCTTAAAGGGGTTATTAATAGGCTTGCAAGGCGAAGGTATTCCTGGTTTTAAATCTGCATTGCTTACAGGGAAAATACCAACAAGGGAAAAAATTAAAGGCTTTAGGGGTATTGAAGATTGGAATCCGACAAGTCTTGTAGGAAAAGGTTATAAGCAGTTGAAATATGTTACGAGGCTTATGGGTGGTGTTGATGCTTTATATTACGAATCAGCAAAATATAAAAGGGCTTTTCAGTTGGCTTACGATAAAGCCAAAAGAGATAATAAGGGCATGACATCTTCGGAAGCTTATCAAAAGTTTATAAACGAAATTTACAATAACGACCCTACTTTAAAAAATTTTATAGCACAAGCAGATGCAGATTATAATGAAAGGGTGAGTCAAATAAATGATGACTTGGATTTAACTGACGAGCAAAGAAAAAGTCAAATTATGGAGGCTGGTATAGATAGGGATTCACAAGTATATTATTATATATTTGGAAATCTACCCGAAGATATACAAGAAGAATCTAAAATTTACGCCAAAAGAGCAACGTATACACAAACGCCTGAAGGGTTTATTGGCCTTTTAGCAAGGAACTTAAATTCTTTTATACAAGGAGTTCCTTTAATGAATAGGGTTATTCCTTTTGTTAATATTATTGGAAACGTAGCAAATGATGCTTTTAACTATGGAAACTTCGGTTTAGCACCTATTGCTCGTTCTGTGACAGAAAAGGGCTCTATAAGCGAAGCTATTAATAGGAATCTTGAAAGGTTTGGAATAGTAACAACCAATAAGTATAAGTTTAACGAAAAAAGCCCCTTAACTGAAAATGAAAAAGCGGATTTAAGGGCAAAGGCTGTTCTTGCTTTTTCTTTAAGTGCCGCAAGTATGTTGTACTTATTGAGGCCGAAAGATGATGATGATGAAGATTATGAAACAGAAGTTTCGGGTGCAGGCCCAAGTACGAGAAAAGAAAGGGATGAACTTTTAGCAAAAGGATGGAGGCCATATTCAATAAGAATAGGAAATAATTATGTAAGCTATAAGTATACTCCTTTTGTTTTATTATTTGCAATTGTTGGAAACATTCAAGACCAAACAAGGTATAAATCAAGTGATGATGAGCTTGAACTAAAGGTCACAAATGCTTTATTTAAAACATACTCAAGAACTTTTTTTGATATGACCTTCTTAACAGGGTTGGCTGATTTATTTTCTGCAATAGCAAATAAAAACGATAAAGGCGTGTGGCAACAAGACCTTGGTAAGTGGGTATCTAAAAACCTAAAAGCTGCCGTTGTACCGTTTTCAAATTTTATTGAGCAATCTTATAATTACTATCTTGATTATATGGATATGCCAATGCCAGAAACAAGAAGAAGCGAAGGTGAAAAAACATTTACTGCTAATCTTTTAAGCGGCATACCCATAATAAGCAATATGTATAATATGCCAAGAATGAATGCACTTGGCGAGCCTATAATGGTTGAAAATGAATTTTTGATTACTGAAAAGAAGGAATCAAAGGGTATATGGAAACTTTTTGAAGATAAAAAATATAGGCCAACCTATCCTTATCCAAATGAAATTGCTGTTATTGATGAAGATGGTATAAAGAATATTTCTTCTAAAGAATATTCGACCTTTATGAAAGTTCGAGGCAACTTTATAAAAAGTGTAATAAACCATAGAGAAAACAAAAGTAAACTTGAAGGCTATCCAATAAAAGATGGCAAAAAAGAGCCTTTTAAAAAAGAAATAAACGAAGTGTTTTATAACGGAAATAAATTTGCTACTCACTTTATTTTACTTCAAAGAAGAGGCGAAAAGTTAGATGAAGAAAATATAGAAAAAATTATACCTAACTATATGAAAAAGATAAAAGCGTATAAACAACCAAAAGAAGAGTCAAAAAAGATTGACTACGTAATCAAGGGTTACTAAATCAACCCCGCCTTTCTCTTGTACTTCAATATTCTTTCATCAACAGTTGTTTGGCAAAAATCTTGTGTTCTGTAAACCCCGCCAAGAAGTTCAATATCTTTCTGTTTGATATAAACCCTAACTGCAACTTTCTTTAGTTCAGGTGGTAGCTTTTTTCTTGGCATAATGCAAATATACACAATTTCAACAAGTTAAGTCAATAAAAGCGACACGAAATCAAATGCAATTATTGTCAATGTTATAATAGTATAATTTTGTGTCCATGCCAACACCATCAGCACCATCAAGTGTACTTATACCTTCGATTAAGGTTTGCATGAATAACAATTGTGCGAAGGTTGAAATCTACGACACAACCTGCCCTTATTCTAACAGCAATTTAAACGGATGGGGTTTGCCGAATGTGGCAATTACAAGTATTGTTTCTGCTACGTTAGACATCAGCGTTTACAATCCTGTTACGGAAACTTTCTCTATTGAAACTTCGGGGATTGACGTTTCTTCTGTTCTTCCTAACATTAGCAATATTCCATACATAGCCACTATTGGGAAGTCTGATATTTATTACCTTGTTGTAACATATACAACTGATACGGGTGATGTATATACTGCCGAATATTACTATGTTAACCTATGCGATTACTACTGCTGCTACGAAAAGAAAGCTGCGGCAAGTTGTGGTTGTCAAGGCGGAACAATAGAACTTTTCAACATTTGGACGCTTCTTCAATCAATTGAAGCAACGACTTGTTGCGGGGTGAATATTGCCGCCATATTGGATATGATTAAAAAGTTAAAGAAATATTGTTCTGACTGCGACTGCGGTTGTAAATAAACTTACCAAAATGTGTAACTGCAAATCAAATAATTGCACTTGTTGCAACGGAATATTAAGAGGCCCACAAGGCCCTGCTGGCGTACAAGGGCCACAAGGTGTTGCTGGAACAAATGGAACGAACGGGACAAATGGCACGAATGGAACGAACGGGACAAATGGTCAAGACGGTGTTGCCGTTATTGATAGTTTGAGTTATACTGAAAACCAACAAACGAATGTTTCAGGCGGATATGCTGATTCGGGTTTTCAAAATGTGTCTGCTCCAGGCTCTATTTCTAATATACAAATAAGAACGGGTTCTGTTAACGACCTTTGGTTTAGAAACGAAGATGATGCTATTCAATTTCAAATGGTATTATCAAACACCAACACAGGCGGAAGGATTATGCAAGCTGTTGGGGTTGCCTTTAACGACCAAGGAAATTTAGGAGGTGCTGTTTACGCTGCTCCTTTTCAAGGTTTTACAAAGGGTAATTCAGAGCCAAGTTCTAATATTCTTTTGCATATTGAAGGAACAATAACTCGCATAACAAATACAACATTTAGAAGCCATTCTAAGTATTTTATAACTCAACCAAATATTGCCTCTGTTCCTTTTACAGGTTTTTCTACTGGCGTATTTGAAGACCCCGCAGGGAGGCTTTCTGAATCTGTTTATGACATAACTTATTCAACTGATTTTGATAACGTAAACGGTTTATATTTAATTCCATTTATACAAAATGAATTTGCCAACGATTGGGGGTTAATTTTCTTTACCGCTTGGGGTCTTAAAAAAGTATAACAATGCCAAAAATAATTAACACACAGATATTTACGGTTAACGCAGCAGGCGCAACATTTACCATAAATGATTATGATACATTTGGTGAATATGTTATTTCGGGTGCTGCTGCCCTTGTAGCAAACAACAGCGTCATATTTGGCGGAACTCCGCTTTTGAATATGAACGTAAAAGTTCGCTACGAAGCGACTTGCACCAATGCAGGAGGAACTGTAACCATTTTGGGAACTGTTCTTAACAATACCCAAATGGGTCAACCTTGCTTTGCTGATTGCAATTACAATGGGGCTTCTTGGGATGTTCAAGTGTATGCTGATGCTTCTTCAACAGGATGGATTGTAAGCACCGATTTTAGCCCAGGTTCTGTTAACACGGCAGCTATTGCCAACAATGCAGTAACTCACGCTAAATATCAAACCATTGCTGACCAAACCTTTTTAGGGAACGTATCAGGTGGTGTTGCAAGTCCCTCCGCTTTAACCGTTGCTCAAATGCAAACGGCTCTTGGTGTAAATAGTGGGTATGCTACTGTTTATTATGCAAGTATAACAATACCAACGGCAAGTGTTTTGACGTTAAACACAACTCCGTTGACGATTGTGGCTGCCCCAGGTGCAGGGTTGGCTATACAAGTTGTTTCTGCAACCGCAAGTATGACCTACAACACAACCGCTTATGCTACAAATGGAGTTTTAAGTTTAATCTCTTTAGGTTCTGTAATTAGCCAAGCCGCCTTAACTGCAAATGGTTTTTTGTTTGGAACAGTAACAAGAAATGTGTCTTTTGAAATAACAAAATCTGCTCTAATTACAGACACTCAAATTGGGGTAAACACACCATTGCTTGTTCAGGTTGATACAGCAGACCCAACGGCAGGAGATAGTGATATAACAGTAACCGTACTTTATCGTATATTGCCAATATAATGTTAACAGCAGCCGACATAAAAAGACAGTCTACCTTAGCTTGGTGTTGCCTTGGTAAAAGAATGGGCGATTCTTTAGTTATGGAAAAACAAGGTCAAAAGTGTGAAGGAAATATGAGGGAGATTGGCTACGGCTTTCTTTATGTAAATGCAGTAAAGGGTTATGTTCCCGAAAATGATGTTGTAACGGCCTATTCAAGTGGTTGCCAAATGAATTTTGAAGGCAATCAGTTTATAATCAACAGCTATTTTGATGTAGCAACAAATACATTTTACGAAATGTATGATAGTGCAAATGCTGATAGCGTAGGAAGTTGGCTTTATTTTGACGCAACGCAAGTAACATCAAGTTCAGCAGGTGGTGGAACAGTTTCTTTATCATACACATACGACCCTGTTACAGGTGTTTTAAGCATAGATGGCGGTGCTGATATCTTTCAAGTTACTTATGATAAGTTTTTTGAAAACATATACCTTACCAATGAAGATGGAAATGTTTTGACATTAGGGTTTTATGGAGAAAAGACATTAAATGGCTGTTCGGAAGTTGTTGTTCTTGCCGACAAACCTTGTCTTGGGCCAACCGAGGTTCAGTCAATTTTAAACAAGGCAAGCAAGAATTGCGACTGCAACTGCGAGGATTATGTTAACTCTGAACCAACAAGCAAAAGAGGCGAATCGCTTTATTTAAGTGATGCTGAATTTAATTGCATTGATGGGGTTGTTTATATGACAATAAACTTTTCATATTCAGGCTCTCCATTGCCTAATTCTTTTGGAATTTATGTAAACGGAAACATTGTGTATACATTTTCAGACACAGGGTTAAGTAGCGGAAGTTTTGTTACAACTGTTACAAGCCCAGAAATTGCGGCATTGGCTCAAAACGCCACTTATGATATAACAATTTACGACAACTACGGAACAACTTCTTCTTGGGCTTCAAACACAATTGAATCAATTCCATTGAACACTTGTACCCCTCCCGAAGTTTGTTGTACTGTATGCGACCTTAGTAATGGGCAGTTTTTTGTTTCGGCAATGAACATAAATGGAGATGACTACAATTTATTGAATCCTCCACCTGCTCCATTTGACGCATATATGGGAACGTATATAACCTTTGATGGAAGCAATGGCTACACTTGGTCGCCTATAACATCCGATGATAGCTATACTTATAGCTTCGATTGCGAATCAAATGTTGCTGTTATGGATACCCCTGCGCTTAGAGAGGTGTTTTATTTAACAATAGATTTCAATTGTGCTGCAACAGGCGCAACGGGTTATGCAATAATTGAAGATTCAGAAGGAACCCCATTGCCTGTGATATTCACATTAGAAGTGTCAGAAGAATTTACGAAAGATTGTAGCGGGGAATGTTGCAATATAGAAACATTGAATGGTTACACTTTAGATTCTATTGGCAAGTTTTACTATACAGGCCCAGATAGCGGTTCTTACATAGCCCTGCCTGCTGTTGGGGAGGATGTAATAAAGTTTGTTTTCATCAGCGAATCGTCTGTTGAGGTTTACACTAACGATGTGTTAACGGGAACTTACAACTATACTTATACGCCATCAAGCGGATTGTTGTATATCGAATCTCCGCCTGATGATTCCAATGGTTATCTTCAATTAACTTGCGATTGCGGCTTGTTTATTTACACGGTGTTTATTCCTGATGGTGATGGGTCGTATACAATAGTGAATTATTACTTTCAATCAATATAAGCGATGACAAGACAAGAAGAAATAGTTAAGGGGTTTAATGAAAGTTGGAGTCAATTCGGTATAAACGTATCGAGCAATGTTTCTAACCCTATAAACGGAATTACAGTAAACAATCCAAATGGAGGAAGGGCTGTTGCTTTAAATTTCATTGACGGAGTTAATGCAACAAAACTAACTGCTGCTCAAATTGCTGCGCTACCAAATCCACAAGCAGGTCAAATTGTATATCAAACCGATGGAGTTACAGGTGTTTATGTTTATGATGGTGCTTCTTGGGCTAAAGTAGGAGGCTTGTCTTCTGTAAATGGAACAACCAATCGCATCACGGTAACAGGTGGAAATACGATTGATATTGCCTCAACTTATGTTGGACAAACTTCAATCACAACACTTGGAACAATCACCACAGGAACTTGGACAGGAATCATTGGTCAAGCAACAATGACACTTGGTTCTGATGCAACAGGTGATATTTATTACAGAAATTCGGGTGGAAACTTAACAAGGCTTGGAATCGGTTCTGCGGGTCAAGTTCTTGGAGTTAGTGCAGGTATTCCTGCTTGGCAAGCTGCGGGTTCAGGGATTACAGTAGGCACTACAACAATTACATCAGGCACATCAGGCCGCATTGCATTTAACAATAGCGGCGTGTACGGAGAAAGTGCTGATTTATTTTTTGATTTAACCAATAAACGATTAGGAATAGGAACAAGTTCACCAAGCTACTTTGTTGATGTTATAAGTCCAGGCAACCAAAGTACACAGGCAAGGTTTAGAAATACCACTACCCAAACCTCAGTAGAAATCTATTCAGGAAGTGGAGTAGTAATTGTCGGCGGTTATGCTTCTCTTGGTTCGACTATTATGGCTGAAATGTACATTCAATCAAATACGGTTTATTTCACCAAGTCAACGGGTGCAAGAATGTTTACTTTGAATGATGGTTATATGGCACTTGGCACTAATACATCACCAACGGCAAGAATACATTTACCCGCAGGAACGGCAAGCGCAGGAACTGCTCCTTTGAAATTAACCGCAGGAACAAACTTAACTACTCCCGAAAGTGGAGCATTTGAATTTGATGGAACTAATCTTTACTTCACCGTTGGTGGAGTTAGAAAAACAGTAACTTTAGTATAAACAATTAAGAATAAATAAAATGCAAGTAGAATTTCTTAAAACAAATGTGGAGGGTTCGCCCAAAATTGACCTTGTAACAGGCGTAACAACACAAGCGGCTACTATTGTTAGTCAATTTGTTGGAAACCCACACCCTGACAAGTTTCTTCAAACCGATTATCAAGTGTTTGACCTTGACAACAGCTTGTCTATTGAACAGGCTTTGGCTCAACTTGATGTTCAAGCTGCTCAATGGGTGGACGACACTTACAACACACCTCAACCTTAATCATAAATAAACAAGAAAGCAAATGGAAAACAATCAAGAAAGCAACGTGCCTGAGTTTGATATAAACGAATTTGTGGCAAAGAAAGAGCAAGAGTGTACCGAAAAAATAAATGAAGTCCTAAAAGAATACAACTGCCGTATAAAATCGGAGTTTGTTATTTCCGAATCAGGAATTTCTCCAATTCTTAAAATAGTTTTCATAAAATGACAAGGCAAGAAGAAATATTAAAAGGGATAAATGATTCTTGGTTTAACTTAGGCGTTAATGCAACCTCGAACACATCTTTACTTGTAAATGGGATTACCGCAAATAATCCAGTTCACGGAAGAAGCGTTGTGTTAAATTTCTCCGAAGGATTGAATGTACCAAAGTTTACCCTTGCTCAAGTTTCTTCTTTTAAAAATGTAACCGATGGGCAACTTGCGTATATCACCGATGCTACCCCTGCTGGAATTTATGTTTACATAGGTTCGTCTTGGGTTTTAAGCCAAGCGCAATCAAATCCTTTCGGAAACTTTTTGGACACCACAACACAAACCGTTGCTATTGATGCCATTGCTGCAATGAAGTTTAATACAACAATTGAATCTTCAAGTGTAAGCATAGTTAATGACAATTTAGGCTATCCAACAAGAATAACCTTCGCAACGCCTGGTGTTTACAATATACAATTTTCAGCGCAGTTGTATAGGACAAGTGGAGGCAGTTCAAAAGACCTTGTTATTTGGCTTAGAAAAGGCGGAGTAGATGTTCCACAAAGCTCCACAAAAGTAACCCTTCAAGCAGGGGCTAATTACCTTGTAGCTTCTTGGAACTTTTTGCAAAGCATTTCTGCCGCAGGCGAATATTATCAAATTATGTGGACGCAAAACGATAATATAGAACTATTATACGAAGCGGCTAATTTAACCATTCCTTATCCTTCAATTCCGTCCATAATATTAACCGTTAACAAAGTTAACTAAAAGTGAACATTGAATCAATATGCTACGTTACTCTGACAATAGCGGCCATTCTTGCAACTGCAAACAATTACATTCTGTTTCGGGCAAGGCTAAAAAAAATAAGGCAATCAAGACAAATATTAAAAAAGCTTCAAACCCAAAAAAACAAAAAAAATAAAGAAAATGTACCACTTTGACCCTACTGATTTTTCATCCGAAGACAAGTTGATGTATTTTCCACTTATCGTTAGTGTTGTTTTGAATGTTTTTCACATTCTTCAAACGCCAGAGTTTTATCAATCTCTTTTATATGTAATTCAATTTGCTTCTGCGGCAATAAGCTTGTTTTTTGGCTTAAAAAAATTGGTTAATTATATTATATTTCTTTTTAAGAAAAAATAAAAATGACAACTTTTAAATTAAAGAACTTTACCAAAAACAACACTCCAAGGTGGGCTGCTCAAATTGGAAATTCAGCACTTATAATAGGTGCTTTTTTTGCTTCTGCTGCCGCAACTGCAACTGCTATTGAGAGTTATTTTGAAGTTGTTCCTGCAAGCCTTATTGATATATTAGCTTACTCAAAATTAATAGGTGCTGTTGGTGGTTTGTTTTGTGGTTTTGTAAAAACTATTTCTAAGCTGTTTGGCATTCCATTAAAAGATTTAGATTTGCAATGAAAGCGGAGGTTGACAAATACGAAGAGTCAAGGGAGTTTCCTTGGGAGATTGTGTTGAGCCAAGCCGTTCCTTTTATTGTGGAACTTTTTTCAAGAAGAAGGGCTTTAAAGAAACGCATTGAAGACCTTGAAAACCTTATAAAGGTGCAACAGTATCAAATAACAGAATTAAAGGAGCTGATAGAAAATAAAAAGCGAGATTGATTACTTTTGTTGCATGAATAAAGCAACGATAACAAGAACGTATAAAAAGGACGTTACATTGGGCGAAATGAGCCTATCAAATTCCAAGGGTGAAACATTATCACTTAAAACGATTGAACTGCCTTGGAAAGAAAATAAAAGCAGAATTTCTTGCATTCCAAAGGGAACTTATTCAGTAACATTCACCCCTTCGCCAAGGCTAAAAAAGAAAACTTATAGGGTTGTGAATGTGAAAGGTCGGGATGGGATTTTATTTCACCCAGCGAATTTTTCAAGTCAACTAAAGGGTTGCATTGCTCCTTGCTTAAATCACGCCGATATTAATAATGACGGAGTTATTGATGGAACTTCAAGCAGAAATGCAACGGAAGCTTTGGAGAAATTCTTCCAAACAGAAAGTTTTGAGTTGACTATTGAATAAGTTTTTTAACTTTGCGAAAAGTATAACCCTGTCGGTTGTTATTGACGTATCCACTTAGACAGGCTGCCCCTGAAGTTTCTTTGATTACTTTGGGGGTTTCTTTTTTGTGGAAGGGGTGGAAAAAACAAAAGCCACCGATTAAAGTGGCTCCTGTCCTGTTTACCTAATTACCTGTGGCAAAGGTAGGGATTATTTCACTTCAAATTTAACTTTCTTTCCATGTTCAAACATCGTGTTTTGCTTAAACCTACATTTGCCCGATTTTCCGTTGCAAGGTTGGTATGCAATACAGGATTTTCCGCATGCCTCGTGTTCAAATATTTCCTCTGCTGCCCTACACCAAAAATACTTGTCGTTATTTTCTGGAACCGCTTCAAATAGTTCAATTTCGGTCAATCCTTGCTCTTTGGCATCGGTTAAATGATAGTCCAATGTGTAGCACATTTCCGATAGTTCTGTAAGAAAGTAGTATTTAGGCATGGTTTATTTGATTTTGTTAGGTATGTGCCATAAAGTGGCTTATGTCTGGTAGTTACCTGCCATTTTCCCAACGACCGATAACCCAATCAGGAACAATTCCATCATTAGTTCTATTGGCTAAATCTTCATCCCAACTGAAATTCACGACTATCTTTTCATCTGAACTCCAATCCCTACCAAAATCTTCAATAGTCAATTCAGCATCGTATTTCGCCAATAATGCTTTTAACTCGTTTTGGAATTGTTCTACCTTATCCTTACCCGACAAAAAAACGGCAGGTAACACGGGTTTGGCAAAATTGCCGTTTTGTTCTTCTATTAACATCAGTTCTTAATTTTAAACATTTGTACTTCTATTTAGCTTTTCGGTTCGGCAACTTCGCCAAACCCGATACCGTTAGGCACAATTAAGCAACATACCTTCGAGTTCAGAAATAACCACAATCCATTGCTCACTTTCAATGTTCATTGCTTCATCCATTTGTCCTTTATCTGCAAAATCTTTACACAAATTAGCTAAATCAATCGCTGCGATTAAATTGTCTTTATTTGATAACATCCCTGTGTATGGGTTGTGGTCTGATGATTTCAACATCAATTCTACTATTTCTTTCGTTTTCATAATTTTAACTGTGCCTAACAGCGTATATGTGCAATACGCTTTCAGCATTTGTTGTTAATAATTAAGTTTATCGTATGCGTACTGCACATATACGCAAACCCGTTACCTAATCTTCACCATCACCCTATCCCCTACTTGCCTTACAAACTGCCCTTTGATGATAAGGACTGAATCTTTTCCGACCTTACCGAAGTTGTAGCCGATTTGGATTTGATGGTTAATGATTGGCTTTGACTGCGAGTGGTTCTTGGTGGGAAGAGTTCCTATCCATAGCAAAATCAAACAGGCAATTGCAATGTAAATGCCTAACAAAAGTTTATAAGAACTATCCATCCTACACCTCCTTTTCAATGATTAACCTTTCAATTTGCTTGACCTTCATTTCCCTTATTGTTGGGTTTTCCGAAACTATGGTTTTGAAGTTGCTGGAAAATTGATAATTGGTAAACTCGTTAAAAAAATTAACATATTTTTCAATGGCTCTAAATCCAGCTTGAAGCATATCATTTTCTGTTTGCTCAATTGCAATTTCTGCATCAATACCTTCCAGCCTATCCCTTTCAATCTTCGCAACCTTCAATATCTGGTCATAGTGGCAAGGTTGGCAGCGTACTTGGATGCGTTTGGTTCTTGTTTGCTTCATGCTTTGTCCTCCTTCAAAGTTACTTGAACACCTTTAACCTCCGATGCAATGGTAAGTAGTTCGGATATGGTAAGTTGCTCGGTTCTGATTGGTTTTGCGGTCGTGTGGATAGAAAATCCTGTCAATGCTGATGGATTTTTTGCAATAAAATAATCCTTTCCATCGTCATTGAATTTAGCAACAACGATTCTTTTGGTAAATATATCAGCATCCCATACTTTCACCTCCATTTCGCAAGGAAATTCAACATCTTCCTCCAAGCCAAGTTCGGCATCGGTTGGGATGTGGTCAAAGATTTGGCATTGCAATTTTTCTGCAAGGTTTCTATTTAAACAGGAAAAGATATGATTAGCTATACCATAATACCTAAAATCTTTAAGTGCCTCTTTAGTGTTTATGTAGTCAAATCCAATATACTGCTGAATCAATCCTTTTTCGTTCATTTTTTCCCAAAACCTTTTCAGTTCAACCGCAAACTCTGGCGATTGATTCTCGATTACGACGTTGTTGATTTTTTTCATGGCTAAATATTAAAGAATTTACAAAATTCAACGTTACCATATTGGCTCTTGGTTTTTTCGGCCATTTCCAAAATAGTGAACTTTTGTGGCTTAATTCCAGCCGATTCGATAAACGATTTTACGCCTTGCTGACAAGCGCCTGTAATCACTCGGTAAACCTCAATACATTTATCGTAGGGCAGTTTTTCGTTTACGTCCATGCCTTTAAAATCGTCCTTATTCCTTTCAGCAATTTTGTAAATCAAATCCGCCTTAGCATCCTTAATTGTGTCTCCATGTGCATATTTGCCGTTTCCATCAGTTACAAGAAAATACTCGTTTTTTTTGCCAACGTCTTTAAGTCTCCAAACATTACCTTTTTTCGATATTACCTCCGAAAATTTACCATCGGCCAAGACAAAATCGCCATTTCCTTTGCCCCATTTCATAAATGGGATATTTTGATTTTGTAAAATTGGCAATTGTGCTTTTACTTTATCAGGTAGCGTGCAGCCTCTGAGGTAGAGAGAGCCGCCGATAGTAGTAGGTAGTACCAAGTTATCAGGTAGCGTGCAGTCTTCGAGGTAGAGATGGCCGCCGATAGTAGTAGGTAGTACCAAGTTATCAGGTAGCGTGCAGTCTTCGAGGTAGAGATAGCCGCCGATAGTAGTAGGTAGTACCAAGTTATCAGGTAGCGTGCAGCCTCTGAGGTAGAGAGAGCCGCCGATAGTAGTAGGTAGTACCAAGTTATCAGGTAGCGTGCAGCCTCTGAGGTAGAGATAGCCGCCGATAGTAGTAGGTAGTACCAAGTTATCAGGTAGC